ATGAGCCTCATGGATGCGCTTGAAAAGGCAGGGCAGCTCTCAGCCCTGTCCGTTCCGGAGCTTCGATACCTGCAAGCGGCCGCTGACCGGGTGCGGGAACGCTGGCCCGACGTTCAGGTGGCCAGAACAGAGAAGGAGCGCGAGGCGCTGGCGCAAAAGCTCCGGGATCGTGTTGAACGTAGCGATTGGGAGGAAACCCGCCTCTCCTTCGTGGTAGCCGCGGCTTCGGCCGTTTTCGACGCGGAACGGCGGGAGCGCCCTGACCTAGCCCGGACGCGAGACTTCCTCTACGCCGAGATTGACTTATCAACATCCGAGACCTTCCTGTCCGGGCTGCTGCGCGCTTATCTCGACAGCTACGTCCCCAAGGGTACGCACACGACCGCACTCGCGACCGCACTCGGCACGGCGGCTCGGCGGATGAGCACAACCGGACGTCTCCTTCTGGAGGCTATCCCGGAACTCATGGATCCCGTGTCAGGTCCGGAACGGCTCGCGGCCCGGATGTCGAAGATGTCTGCCCCCTACACAGAACTCCTCGGTCTCGGGGTTCGCAACCCACATGGCGGCGGGTTCATGGATTTCGCCCACCGGTCCCTAACCTCTATTGTCCAGCCACATCTGTCCGAGCGGGACCTGATTGACTGGTATATCAGATGGCTACGCCCACCGGGCAAGGACGTGGGCCGCAACACAGGAGCTGAGCTGGCGATCGAAGCCCTTATCTATCCATGGCTAGAAAAAACTCCGGAGGACAAACTCAGATCCTACCTCGTGGAAACCCTGATCGAGCTCTACGGGGATCCGCGGATCAAATCTGGTGGGGTATGGGGCGGCATTGACGAGCGCTACATGGCGATCGTGCACCGCTGGCTGACACGGGAAGATATGCGCTTTTTCACCGGGGTCGTTGACGCTACCCAGAAAGACGCAATGTGGCCGCCGCGCCGGGATTTTTGGCTTAAGCTTTACGATGAGGGAAAGATAGATGCGGCTTGGGCGGCTTTGTCCTCGCAGGCATTCGAGTATGCACGCCAACACCTCATGCGTCAGGATGCGAAGAACGCCCACACCCGGGTCGGGTATCAGCAGGCGCGCCAGAACACATCCCTCCTAATCATGAAGATCGGGAACAAGATTATGGTGGACGGGTGTCACAGCTACCGGACGCACGTGTTCGACATCGCCGACCCCATGGCACCGAAGCTGTTCGAGGAGGGGTATAATTGTGATCAGATCATGCGCGCGTCGGACCGGAGGGCTTCGGGCGCCTCCAAATCACACAGCAGCATTCCATCTTGGAGCCGCTGGGTCAGGGACATGATCAACGCTGATGTGCCATGGTCGCAACAAACGCGGCCCTACACAAAAGTGTTCAGGCCGCGTACACCGACACGTAGAACCACGCCATCACGGCACACCTCAACGCCGCGCCACACTGATCTTCAGCCTTCTCGGCGCGAAATTGGCGCTTCAACATCCGGTCAAGACATTTTCAGTTCAACAGGTGCCACGCGACCATCTTCCGCTACGGGACTCTCCAACCCCACCAGTCGACCCGCCGCACCTCCCGCAAGAGTTGCAGCCGCACAGCGCGTTCAGCCTGAGACCTCGCAGCCGGTACAAACCGATTCCGGCGATGCGGCCTCCTTGAAACAGGTCCGGTTCCCCAGTCTCACGGACCGGATGATAGCTTACGGTCCTGCGGCGGCCGCAGCGGTTCTCGCGTATCTGGAGGCACCCGAGAAAGGTAGAACCCGACCAGCCCTGTCGCCGAAATCCAGAGAAGGGTTGGCATGGGTTCGGGCCGTAAAGGGCGAACCTCCGCTTCGTTTGAGAAACGCGCTGGAGCATCTGCTTCTCAACCTGAAAACGAGCGGTGTGGATCTGGATGACCTGTTCGTATCATTCGCTGCGCCGCCTCCGATATCGAGTCAGCCCACCCGGTCCAAGACCGTTCCGAAAAAAGAAGTCGCGGAATCTGGAGGCCAGAAGTTCCCGCAGCTCCCGGATAACGCCAAGGGGCGCCTTGATCTCCTTCGCGCGCATGCGGACGCGCTTGAAGATCTCGGGATGTGGAAGCGCACATTCGATCAGCGCAAGCCTCTCGCGGTCGCGGTGCGGAAGCTGAGAGAGGGAAGTCCGGACCTTCGTCCGAAAGAGGTCGCGGAGCTTCAAATGCTCTATGAGGAGCTGCGCCGGGGCGGAAAGGGCGGACAAAAATGATCCAGCTTACCTATGATCAGGACTGGGTCACCCTCGAGTTCAGGTCGCGCCAGTCCCTGCTGGACCGGCTCCTCTCACGTGGGACGGTGCCAGATTTCGATCACGACAAGCGGCTGAGCTTCGCGTTGGCCGATCTACGAGCCACCGCAGAGGAGGCCGGCGATCAGGTGGAGATCGGGAGTGACCGTATTCAGCTCTCTCACAGAACGCTGAGCGCGCTCTCCTCGGAGACGGCGGACGCGCTTGGTCTTCCCCCCTTGGTGGACCTCACCCTGCGCACAGACGTCATGGGCCAGATCGGCAGCCCCGATTTCCGCCTGACCCATGACTGGGTCCGGGCGGGCCGAAAGGAGATCGCCCATCGGACCGGTGCGATCCTGGAGACCGCGGGCGACGGGGCCGACGGGCTTCGCCGCCTCCCGAGATGGATGCTGGACGCGCTTGAGGTAGCGGACCGATTCCGGGCCGGCTCTGACCTCGAGGAGCACTGGGAGGCGCTTGCCCGTTTTCGGCGCGCCCTTGAGCCCGGGGTCCGGATGTACCGGGCCGATGCGGAAGCGCGCCTCGGGATGACCGATTTCCTCTCTGGGCTCGAAGTGACCCTGACGGACCGGTTCTCGATCAGCCCGCAGGGCGAGGACCAGTTCGCGATCATCCCATTTCTCGGCGAGAGGGTCGAGGCCGCGGAACGTGACGGGGAGCAGATCAGCGAGGCGGAGGCGGAGCTGCAGGAGGGTTGGCTTCGCGCTTTTCAGGACAAGGCCTTCGCGCGGGGCGCCCGCCCCGCTTACAAGCTTGGCGGGCAGAGTTATCTGGTCGTGGACCCCGCCGCCACCCCGGTCCTCAAGATTATGACAGACATGCAACGAGCGGATCCGGTCACCCGAGCCGCGTTCGTCCGCAATCCACGTCAGAAGGTCACCGAGGCGATCACGGACCATCTGCGCTCGAAAGGCAAACTGGACGGGCTGTCGCCGGCCCAGGAGCAGGAGCTGATTGAGCAAACGGCAGAGCCCGCTTTTGTAGAGACACGGGAATACTCCGAACGGGTGATCGGGCTCACCGTCTACGAGAAACCGGCGCTCGAGATCACTGGGTCCGGGACAACATGGCTGCCTGAGGCGTTCACCGGAGCGGCAGCCGAAATAATCGAGGCGATGGCCCCGGACCAGGTCGAGCGGCTCATCCAGCAGGTGGATGCAGCAATCGCGAACGGACAGCCGTCGGTGAACGTCGACGGCGCCGAGATCCCCGCGACCCAGACAAGTCGCGCCGCGCTCGAACAGCGTCTCGAAGCCATCCGGAAGCGGGAAGAGCCAGAAAATAAACCAGTGATCGGGGAGGAAATCGATCCGCGGATCGGGCCTATCATCCTCGACACCGCCGACAACCTCGAGGACCTCACCTGGGCTGCAAAGATCAGCCCGCGCACCCGGCTCGCCTCGGACGCGCTCCCGGAAGTGGTGAAATCAGCCCTCAAAGGACACCAGACGGAGAGTTTTCTCTGGAAGCTGGAGGCTTGGGCTGCAGGACTGCCAGGGATCTTGAACGCGGACGAGCAAGGGCTAGGAAAAACCCTTCAGGCGATCGCATTTCTCGCTTGGATGAAGGAGAACATGTCCTGCTCGGAAGCCGGGCGCACCGGGCCAGTCCTCGTAGTGGCGCCCACCTCGCTGCTCGTGAACTGGGAGGAAGAGGTCGACAAACACTTGCGGGCGCCCGGACTCGGCAACGTGGTCCGGCTCTACGGGTCAGCCCTCGGAGGCAAGAAGCGACCTGGCCAGCAGGGCATCGAAACCGATTGCGGAAACACGCTGCTGGACCTCCGCGATCTGGAAGAGGCGATCGATGAGGGGCGAGGGCATCGTTACTGGGTGCTGACCACCTACACGACGCTGACGAACTACCAACATTCACTAGCGAAAATTCCCTTCTCGACCGCCGTGTTCGACGAGATACAGGCGGTGAAGAACCCCGTGAGCTTGCGCGCCAAAGCGGCGCTCGCGGTCAATGCGGATTTTCGGATCGGGCTGACCGGCACCCCGATCGAGAACAGCACGGTTGACCTGTGGGCGATCATGGAGCAGCTCACCCCGGGCCGTTTCGGCTCACTGAAGGCGTTCCGGGAGAAGTTTGGGGAGCCAGCGGAGGGAAACATGCGCGAGCTCTATTCGCTTATGTTCGAGCCGCAGAGCGGCCTTCCTCCGGTTGCGCTGCGTCGTCTGAAAGAGGATGTCGCCCGCGACCTTCCAGAAAAATCGCGCCGTCTGCACCCGCGGCTCATGCCGGAACCGCAGGCCGCCGCTTACGAGACGGCGCGTGGAAAGCTTGCCTCCGGTACCCGAGGCGGCGCACTCAAGATGCTTCATCATATCCGGTCCGTCTCCGTACACCCTGACGCATCGTCACCGACGGAGGACGAAACCTATATCAGCATGTCCGCCCGTCTCTTGGCGACGATGGACATCCTGCGCGGGGTGCAGGACCGGGGCGAGCGCGCGCTGGTCTTCATCGAGCACGTAAAGATGCAACACCGGTTCATCGAGCTCACGAAACGAGAGTTCGGTCTTCCCCGTGTCGATTTGATCAACGGAAGTACCCCGATCCCGCGCCGGCAAGAGATCGTGAACCGGTTTCAACGGCACCTCGCCCGCGACGAGGGCTTTGATATTCTGGTTCTCGGTCCTAAGGCGGCGGGGACCGGGCTGACGCTGACGGCAGCCACGCACGTGATCCACCTGTCACGTTGGTGGAACCCGGCCGTGGAGGAGCAGTGCAACGATCGTGTCCATCGCATCGGGCAGTCCAAGCCCGTCACCGTGCACGTCCCGATGGCGATCCACCCTGGGTACCAGCACAACTCCTTCGACTGCCTGCTGCATAGTCTGATGGCCCGAAAACGGCACCTTGCCACTTCCGCCCTTTGGCCGATGGGAGACACTGAGGAAGACGCGAGCCGGTTGCAGCAGATGCTCTCGGACGGTGGTGCAACGCGGGTTGAGGATCCCGTCACCGCCGCTATGGCGATGATGTTCAAACGGGACGATACACCAATGGGCCCCAAGAACTTGGACGGGTCGATCTCGTATCTTTAACTGGTTACTGAAGAAACCGGCATTGAGTGAAGGTTTTTCTCTATGCGGCGGCGCTTCCATGGTACGCGGTGTGCTGGTCAACCTGCTCGTTGAGACTACGAAGACGACGAGCTGCCGCCTGCAGGATCCGTCGTTGGATCACATTGGTTCTCTCCGTAGTTTCGTGGCGTTCAGCGAGACGCGCTACCCGTTGGCAAGCAGAACCGGCAATCCCTTGGAGATTACTGGGCCTATACCTACGCGAGGATAGAATCCGGCCGCAAAGAAACCTGCTTCTAGGGTGCCCTGGCAATACCCCGCACGAATACGCTTTGCCCATTCCTGGTCCCAACGTCGACCACCCCATCCAGACCCGCAGCCCAATCCTCAAGTTCCTTCGTCGCAAACCCATGCAGCAACGTATGGGTAAACATCGGGTTTGACCGTCGCGCCTGGTCCGTGAGCGCCAGCGTCACTCCCTGCCCCCAATAACCGGGATGCAAGTAGACAAAATGCGTGCATCCAACCTTTGCGAGATCAATTCCGTCACGGACAAGCCGAACCTTGACCGGCACCCAGTCGGGGTCTGTGGTGAAGTGATGGCAAGCGCCAAGGCAGACGCAACCGACGAGGCTGTCCCCTTCCCATGCCAACGCGGCGGTATCGCCACGCCTGGAAAAGCGCGCCAGCGCCGCCATCGCGTCGATGGGCAGAAGGCCTTTGGTCTCGCGGACAGCATTCGCGACCTCTGCAATCGTTTCATAATGCGGCGCGGCTTCGGCAAGCAGGATCTGTTCGTATCGCATCAGAATTACACCTCGATGGTTTGGGCGAGATTGAACAGGTCGTCCAAATCAGGCTCGGTAAGCGCCGTCCCATCCGGCCATGTCAGATAGGGTGCAAGACTATTGAGGAGCGGACTTGAGCGACGGAACTCGACAGCTTCGGTCCAGGCAAGCCGGGTCATGGCGTCCATGCCCGCCATCAAGCTCTCAACCTGATCCAAAAGACCCATCTGCAGGAGCGCTGCCTTCGCCTGGAATCGGGAAACGACCGGGTCTGGCGTGGCGGGACCATCATCCGCTACCGGTGCATATGGCGTGACGGATCCATAGCCGCCTTCGAGGGCCGTTTCGTATTCTGGATTAACGCCTTTTTCGAATGTCGCAAGCGTGTCGGTATCGATATCGACAGCGATCAGGTCGCCCTCTTCCGTCAAGAACCGCGGATTATACACTGTTGCCCTCCACTGCTTTCAAGATGCCGGGATAGAGATCCTCCCCCCCTGTCTGGAAGCGGACATTGCGGATGTAGATATTGTGATACTGGATGTCTTTTCCGGTCCCGGTGGTCGCGCCTTTGTACTGAACGATCACCTGGTCCCCCATTTTCACGGCGACATCGGCGGTTTTCGTGACCCAACTGGTCGTTGCGGTATAGGTCGCGATTGTGGTCCAGGAACCATTGCGCAAACGCCGAATACGGGTTTGCGGACCTGAGTTTCCAGACCGCATCAGATCATGCACAACGCGGATCGTACCCCCTTGAAGAAACTCGAAGGTATGGCGCGTGATCCAACTGGTGCTGGTCGTATTGGTTTGCCCATCAACTCGACTTCGAATGTTCGCGCCCGCCGCAAGCGACGGCAAACCAGATGTTGCGCTGAAGACGAACTTCTGAGTGCCGGTTCCTCCCAGCCCCGTATTGGTGATGGCAATTCCATCTCCGGCCTCGATGTTCGCCCCGTCAAGAACCGTGACCGCGCCATTCACACCTTGTTGCGTGCGGTAGAGGATCAACCCTTGCGACGCGTCGAACCCCAGATCGCCATCGCCCGAGAGCCCCGATTTCTCCAGATTGTCGAAGGTTAGCTTGCGGGCACTGAGGTTTTCGAAGTCCTCATCCTGTCCTGAGTTGGCAAGCCGCTGGATGCTCTCGCTCCCATTGTCCCGCTTGAGATAGAGCTTGCCGTCATGGGTGTTGACCGCAAGCTCGCCGAGATCCAGTTGACCTGTCGTGGGCACTTTGCCCGCCACGGCGGAGCGTTTCATCTTGAGGGCCATGTGGCCTGCCTCCTTGTCTGACTATGAAGTCGAAGCTGTCGGGGAACAGTCGGGGATCAGAATGTCCCGCCATCGAGCGCGATCCCGGAGATGCTGCCGCCGGTAATGGACACGTTGCTGGCCGCCTGGGTGGCAATGGATCCAAGGCCGAGGTTCGAGCGCGCTGTCGCCTTGTTCGGCACATCCGCCAGGTTCGACGCCTTGGCCAGTTTGTCTGCGAGCGCATTGGTTACCGTCGTGGCGAAGTTCGGGTCATCTCCGAGGGCGGCAGCCAGTTCATTCAGCGTGTCCATCGCGCCGGGAGCGGCATCGATCAGTGCCCCAATTGCCGCCGACACAAAGGCGGTCGTGGCAACCTGCGTTGTGCTGGTGCCATTAGTCGCCGTAGGGGCCGTCGGCGTGCCGGTCATTGCGGGCGATGCCAAAGGCGCCTTGGCGTCCAGGGCCCCTTGCAGCCCGGTCACTTGCGCGATGGCATGGCTGTGCGCAGACGGCGAAAAGCTGGACGGTTTGCCCGTGATGCCAGCCCAGGGCACGCTATCGGCCGCCTCGGCCGCATCGACCTTGCCATCGGCGTCACTGTCATAGGTGGCTTTGAGCATGTCGCCCGCCCCCAAGCCCGAAAGTGCCGACTGTACGAAGGCCGTGGTCGCGATCTGGGTCGTGTTCGTGCCGGATGTGGGCGTCGGTGCGGTCGGCGCGCCGCTCAGCGCAGGTGACGCCAGGGGGGCCTTTCCGTTGAGCGCCGTCTGCAATCCCGTCACATCGGCGATTGCGTGACCATGTGCGTTGTCCGACTTTCCATCGAGCGCCGTCTGCAACCCGCTCACATCCGCGATCGCATGGCCATGGCTGGCACCTGCCTTGTCCGCCAGCCCCGCATCGAACTGTGACTTGCGCACAAGGTCGGTTGCCGCGGAGGCGTCTTGCGAGGATTTCGGGACCACGGAAAAAGTCTTGGCCCCCGCGACGGTCTGGGTATTGCCGAGATCGACGAAGGCCCCGCGCCCGCCGAGCGGCAGGATCGTGGTGGCGTTGCCTGATCCGTCATCGCCCTTGCCGACATAGAGCGTATCGTCGACCTCGTTATGAGCGAGCTCGCCGGATTTGAGCGCGGCGGGCGCACCGGCAATGCCCGAAACGCGGCGTTTAAGCTGGATGGTATTGGCCATCAAAAATGCCCTCCATTGATGGGAGTATCGGTGGGTAGAATGGTGATCCCTGGTTCACCCTGATCGCCCTTGGCGCCTTGTGGGCCAGGGATGCCCTGCGGTCCTGGCGCGCCAAGCACCCGCAGTCCGATCGGAGCAGCCCCCAGCCGGAGCGTGATCGGTTCATGGGAGGCGACGCGCAGCCGGATTGGTGCCGTTGCGGCGCTGAGATTGACAGCCTCGGACATGCCTAAAGCCCTCGCGTCACCGGCAGCAGAACGGGAATTTCCAGAAAGACGTTCAAGTGCTGCGGCGGAACAAGATCGATCCGCACCAGATCCAGCACGACGGATCCGGGCGCGAGCGCGACCGTCACTGCCTCCGGAATGACGAGTTCCAGCGTGTTGTCGCTGCGCCGCAGGATCGTGCTGCTTTCGCTGTTCAGCGTTGCCAGAACGGTTTCGTCGTTGGCCTTGCCCCGCAACTGCCCGGCAAAACGCGCCTCGTCCGGAAACAGCGCGCCCTCCGCTTCGAGTTGCAGACGGTATTCATAGCCGATCAGGATGGCCGGGCCTTCGGCAAGCGCTGTCGTCATGGGCGCCACCCGCACAGCCGCGCGCCGATTTCATTATGGGCGAGGATCTGGTTTTTGGTGTTCTCCGAGAGCACATCGGCGCGCGCCGGACGGATTGGCTGGGCCCAATCGCAATCCTCACGCAGGAAACGCCGGTCAGTCCCGCATCCAGCGGTCAAGGCGGCGATCGAGATCAGCAGGATCAGAGGTTTCAACATCATGACGGATATCCCTGGAGGTGGTGAGCGCGCGAATGCGGGCCTCGGCACGGCGGGTCGCGTAGGCCGCCTTGCCTGCCGCCCTGCCCCGACGCCAGGTGATTGCCAGCGCTGCGATCAGCGCCAGACCAAGGCTGAGCCAAAGAGCCACCCGTCGCGACAGCCCAGCCAGACTGCCGGTGATCAAACCCAACATGCTCACATCGTCCTTCCGCTACGGTGATCCTCGATCCGGGCATGGCGGGCATGCACCGCGCAGGCGATCACAACGACAAAGCAGAGTACGCCAATCCATGGCGCCAGCCCTGAAAGCCGATCGTTCAAGCTGAGCAGATCGAAAAGCCGCGCCACCCCGTCCTGCGCTGCCTCAGCGTCTGACAGGATCGGTGCGGCCTGTGCCGTTACGGTTCCAACAACTCCCAAAAGCCCGACACCGATCTGGGCGTCACTGGCAGCAACAATGCGACTACGCTTCGGCATGCCGGCTGCACGCTCCGGCGCGACAGGTCGCGGACCTGCTGTCACCAGGGCCTCTTCCAGAGCCACATCGATGATCGGAACCAGCGGCAAATTATGCTCATCTCGGAAGGCCAAGATCGCGCCCCGCGTTCGCGGCCCGATCTGCCCGTCGGCAACTCCAACCTCATGATAGCCGAGGTCCTTCAGCCGCCTCTGCACCTCGCGCACCGTCATACGCGTGGCCGGCGACACCTGCCCCGCCCGGCGAATTCCAAGCAGTTTTGAGACCGGATAGCGCCTGACATTGACCGCATCGCCCTGGTTGCCGCCCAGCCCCCAGACCCAGCCGCCTTCGATCCGATCGACAAAGAAGACATGACCCTGCCAGCTGGAAGAGCCGCGCGGGATGATGCCAATGTCGCCGGGTTGCGCCTCTTCGATGTCAACCGGCACGCCCCAATCGAGATAGGAGCGCGCGGTCAGTTTACGCGTCGAGCGGATCCCGGCCTGTTCCAGGCAGTGGCCGACAAACGCCGCGCACCAGGCAACGCTGTCATGTTCCACCCAGTCGTGACCGACCGAAGCATACATCTCGAGTATGACCGGGTTGTTTTCCGGCCCGGGACCTTCCGCGGCCCCGATGTAGGATTTGGCAATGTCATATGGGGTCATGGCAATAGCCTCCTTGCCCCGCACGCGAAACGGCGGGTGATTTGATTGGTGGTTTTCTATGTGTCGTGTTGGGCTGAAGCCCTACTTCTTGCGCCCGAGCCAGGCGCAGAGCAGCGCTTCCGTGCCACGGGGGCCAAGATAGGCCAGCATGGCCACCAGCCCGGTACTGACCGGCTGTGTCAGTCCGAGGTAGGTTGCGACCGCTTCACCAATGATGGCCATGCCGACCGCAACAGGGATTTCCCACAGGAGTTCCTTGCCAACGAACCGGCGTCGGCCAAGCTTGACCTCGCCCGAGTGGTACATCAGCCGTCCGGCAGAGGCGCCGATCAACGTGGTCAGCGCGCCGCCAAAGAAGCTGTTGATGGTTTCTATGAAGCTGCCGTCGGTCATGGTGGTTTTCCAGGTGATATGGTTTCGTCAGTATGTGCCGCCATCGAGGAACTCCTGCCACGCGCTGTCCTGCGCATCGCGGATCTTCAGAACGGGTGGTGAGGCACTGGTGTCGAACCAGAGCATGCCCGGGCGTGTATCGGTCGGCGCCGTCGGCCCGGCATTTGATGATTGGAGTGCCGCCAGCACCTCGTTGATCCTGGTGCGCACCGCCAGACCGCTGTCATTCTCGATCACAAAGCTGTTTGTTTGCGCCATCACGCCACCTCGTCCGCATGAAGCCGCAGGGCACTGACCACCGGCGTGAACGCGGGATCGCCCGTACTGAGCCAGGCCCGCGCCTCGATTGCCCGGGCTTCGATTTCATGGTTGTCGACACGGCCCCAGGGGCCCCAGCTCGGCGCGCCAAGTGGATCGTCATCGGTTTCGCGCACTTCCACGACAACATCGATTTCCGCGCCTTCCGTGCCATCAAAATCCGCCCAGGCGTCGATAAGCTCTGCCCGCGCATCGATCTGATCCAGAAGCGCCAGTGCCGCCACGCTGATCTGGCTGCGCAGCCGAAGATGACGTACAGCGCCAAAATCAAGACCGGCTCCGAAACTGTAGAGGCCTTCATTGGTAGTGGTGCTGGGCACTCCTTCTTCATCCGTGCTCGTCGCCAGCCGCAAAGTGCTGCCAACCACGGCGAGATCCGTCATCCCACCCGGAAAGCCCGGGTCAGCCTGCAGACTGTCGATTGACGCAAAGCTCAGCGCCTGCGCCCCCTTGGTACTCACTGTTGCCACCGGCCCGAGCCGACCGCCGCTGTCCTCGGCCCGGATCAGATAACTGCCGGGTTTGAGCGGGACCACGGCAATGGCTTCCGCTCCCGCAACCCGGTCCATGGAATAGCTGTTGGCCCAGGTGGGGATGCCTTCGGTGCTGTGGCGGATGACGATATTGCCCGCCACACGCACATCCGGATCGGCCGCCCGGGTCCATTTCAGGATGGCAAGACCGCCCGCGGTTTGCAGTGTCACGTTTCGGAGCGCCTCTGGCGGAGCGGTCAGCCCGAGGATTTCTGCCTCGCGCATGCGCCAACCGGAGGACACACCCAAAACCGAGAGCGCCTTGACGCGGAACTTCCAGTGCCCCGGGCTCGCATCACGCAATTCCAACGTGGTGCCAGAGGTGCGGCCACAATCGAGCCAGGCGCCCCCGTCACGCTGCCCCTCCAGCTGATACTGGCCGACAAAGCTCGAGGCAGCCGCCGCCCAGGTCACACGGATCAGCACCTTTGCACCCCCACCATCGCGGGTGATGTACAACTCCTCGGAAATCTCCGGGCGCCCCGGTGCCGCCACGGCAAAGGCCGATGGCAGGTTCGTGCGAGGCGCGGCCGCGTAAATCTGCTCCTCAGACGCGTCCCAATCGTAGATCAGCGGTGAGGTCTCGCGCAGAACGAGGTCCGGCACCAGAAGCGGCGCATCGCCCATCTGCACCAGATCCAGCCGCATCGACTGCACATCAAAGGGTTTTGAGGCAAAGCCCCAACGGGCATAATCAAGTTGCACGGTTTCCCCCACGGCCACGGACCAGGCACTCAACTTGCCATCGAGTTTCACGCTCATCTGGCGGCGCGCACGCTCGAGCTCGATCTTGGCCAGCCTCTGGGCGGCTGCGGCCGAGATCGTGAACGGCAGCGCAATATCCCGCCAGATCCGTTCGCCGCCATCTTCAGTGAGGTAGACGTCAGAGGCGTAAGCCGGAAAGTCATCCGGCTGCCAGTCGTTTTCCGGACTGACAAACTGCCCACGCACCGCATTGAAGTTCGAGGCCCGGCTGAGACGCGTGGTGAGTTGCAAACCGCCCTCGCGCAGATCATCCGCGCCGAGCGTGACCTCTGGGATGCGATAGGCCCCTGCCTGCAGCCGCCATCGCCCGCCCTGCCAGATGCAACGCCCGGCCATGGCAGTGAGCATCGCCTCAATGATGGTCTTCGGGCTTTCAGACAGCGTAACAACACCATTGCAGCTGTATCGCGGTTCCGTTCCGCCAGCCGCAAGCGGCACCACCTCGTCGCAGATATTCGCTGCCTCAACCAGCGCATCGAGGTCGATACCGTCTTCAGCACCGATGCCAGCCCCAATCCCGTAGGCGGCATGCGCCATGTAATCGGCCACGCAGAGGGCGGCATTTTCTGTGTAGACCTGTTCTCCGGAACGCGGATCCAGAATGTCGTCTTTCCCCTCCATGTCGACCGTGATGTTTGGAATACCACCCGGGAAAGCATCAGCGTCGTAGGTCAGGCGTAAATAGATCGCAGCGCAGCCTGCCAGACGGTGATCCTCGGTCCAATGTTCGGACACGTCTTCGACAAGCCCCGCAAAGGCCGTCTGGTCTTCATGGCCAAGGCGTTTTTCCAACGTGACCTTGCCAGACCAGCGTCCCTGCGCCGTGCCACTGACATTGATTGCCTCTTCGCCCTCGAAGTAAATCGCCCCGATCGATTTGACGCGATGGGCCGCCAGCACGATGACCAGATGCAAATACTGATCCTTGTCGCCATTCGCATGAAGAAAGACGATCACCCCGCCCTTGCGCGCGCGGCCATAGACCATCTCCCTGGGCATCACCGGCTCGCGCACGGTCACGGTTCGTGCCTGCATCGCCACCGTTGGTTGCGGCATGAGCGCTTGCGCTGCTGCCGACAGCAGCATCGAGGCTCCGAAGTTTGCTGCGATACCTATCAGACCGCCGGCCGCCAGCGCAGCCCCGATCCCGCCCGCGGCAAGGGCCGCGCCGCCAAGAGCGGCAACCCCAAGAACAACTGGTGGCATGAGGCTCAGACCCTCCAGGCGAGCGAGCAATCAGAGAGCGAAATAAAAACGAGACCATCCGGGGCAACGAAAGCAACTTTGGCCCCCACGCAAACACCGTAAGCTGGGCCTGACCCGCCCAGAACCTGATCGCCGCGTCCGGCTTGAAGAACTGAGGGCAATGGCGTCCCGAGCAGATCCCGCCCCGCGGCCTCGAGACTGCCCCAGCCGAGACGTTTCATGATGCGATGCGCGCCCAGTGCGGTGCGATAGCGACCGCGCCAGAGAGCCGCGATGTCCTCGCCGCCGGTCAGGTCACGGCGGAGATCGAATGCCCAGGTTGCGCAATCATGAGTGCCCCAGGAAAAAGGCGTCTCCCGCGCCGCTTCGATGGCACCAGCCAGTCGGTTTTGCCAATCCGGCCGTCTCATCCACGCCCCCAGGTGATTTCCTTGTCCTGAATGGTGGTTACATGTTCAAATCCGCGGTCGCCGGGGTGAAGCGCCTGCTGGCTTTCGTGGGTATAGCGCCAGCTGCGCGGTGTGTTGAGATCGATGAGCCGGCTTTCATAGCTGATGGTCACGGTACAGCTTTGCGCATTGTCCGTGATCTCCGGCACGTCTAGCCGGCCCAGGAAAGCCTGTACCGGATCGGCAATGACATTCATGTTGTCGTCCAGTAGTCCCAACCAGACCCGTCCTGGCTTGCCCTGCCGCGCTTCCTCGATAGCAATCCCGACCATCTCCAGCGGCACGCCCGAGAGCGAGATCATGGTGCCGCTGGCGACCACATCGCTGGTTTCCTCAAGGGCGCCTATGCTGATGAGGCTGCCCATTCCGGTCCAGATCTTGCCGTCCCAGAACAGTTCCCCAAGCCCCGTCCAGACCCGCACCCAGCCCGAGGCAAATTCCCCCTCAAAGAACAGAATGGGGCGCAACGACTGTTCGGACAACGCCGTCGCAAAACCTGCTGTGACATCACGGCTCATCAGAGCGCCTCGCGGGCGGTCACGCTGAAACGGTGGTTGTCGGCTCTGTTGATCCGGGTCGGCACGGGGCCTGTGAGGCGCAAAAAGACTGCCGGTGCGACGATTTCCAGGGCAGCGCCGCTCAGGGGTGAGGACCGCAGGCGCGGCGTGATCTGCAGGGTCACCGCGCCCGATGCATCTGCCACGGCGTCTGCTGTGATCTGGTAAAGCCGCGTATCGGCATCGCTGCCCAATGAAATGAAGTCACCGATCTCGAGCACGGGCAATGAGGGCGCCCACCCGCTTGTTAGAAGCGTATTCCCGGATTGCCCACCGCCACTTACAACGGGATCGGCCAGGAGGTCCGAGCGACCGGCTGAGGGATCGCGGAACAGGAACTGACCGCGCATTCCGCCGAGTGCGGCAAAGAAAGCCGAAAGCCGTCGCGCTTCCCGACCTCTGGTCAATGCCATCTCGAAGGTGAAATCCCACCATTCACCGCCCCAGTCCTGCACTTGCTGGCTACCGGTAAAACCCGATGTGGCGGCTGTCACACTCGCGACCAGGCGCCGCTCGAGGTTTTCAACCAGATGCAGGGGAAGTGTTGGAACCGTCATATGGCATAGCCTCTGGCACGGCGCTCGGCGACGCTTTGGATGGCAACACGTTTGATTTCTGGGAGCGCGGCACGCAGCCGGGTATCGATTTGTTCCGCGACACCCATCTGCGCCCCACGGGCATCGATGTTCACAGTGACACCGCCGGACCCTTGGCGCGCGTGGCCATACTCGGCAGCTTCACGACGGTTCAGCACCCGCTCCCCGCGTTGCAGGATCGTCGGCACCTCGTCGGGCCGAAGTCCCGCCCAGCCACCGGTATGCAATTTTGGTGCGCCAGCGAAGGCCAGCGCAGGCACCTGCCTTTGATGGCCAGACAAACCGACGATGCCGCCTGCATGAGAAACGGCCGCCGTCACAGACCCGCCCCCGAAAATGCCGGAGAGCGCATTGGCGAGAGGGCCCAACACGGCGCGCTTGAAGGCCAGAACCGCAAGATCGGCGAGGATGGAGCGCACGAGGCTTTTGAAGTCGAGCTTGCCGGTTTCGACGAAGCTGCGGAAGGCGCTCTCCGCACCGCGGAAGGCTCCCAAAAGGCTCTCGCCAAGCCCCTTACCCAAATCAAGCGCTGACTTCGCGTAGTCCGATAGCGATTTCGAAACGGCACCAAAGCCCGTGACGATAGCGTCCTTGGCCTTTCCCGCCGCGCCACCCGCCCTGCTCACCGCATCAGCAAGGCGGTCAGCAGACGTGGTGGCCTCATCCAGCGCCGCAGCCCCGTCGTCTCCTGCGTCCGCAACGGCATCACGCAGCGCGCCCCAAGTGGTCAGCGGCGCCGTGGCCCCCGTGGCCAGGTCGGTTGCTGCCTGACGGTACGTGTTGGCGGTCGCGAGTGCCTCGGCGGCGATGCCATCGAGGCCAAGGTCCGGGGCAGTCAATGGGTTGTCCTCGAAGGCTCGCCGAAAAGCCTCCGCAGCGGCTGTACCGGCATCGGCCGATGCCCCTGCAAAGGGGTTTTCAATGTCGCCGAGGCTGATTTCGCCAATCTCGCCGAAGGTGGTCTCGATGCCGACCGCGGCCAACGCATCGCGGATGCGTCCCGTGAAGGCATCGATCCGGCGGATTGCGCCGTTCAGCATCGCCTCAATGCCGTCGAGCATGCGGTTCGCGGCTGAGAAGACGAGATCGCCAATCACATCCGGCAAGCGAGACCAGATCTCACGCACGGCCAGAAGCGCACCCTCGAAAGTGTTTGCCGTGGCGTTGCCAAAACTCACAACGCTCTCGATGGCGCCTGCCATACCCGTCGCGGCATCCGCCTTAAGATCGAAAAACATCGCCGTGGCCTGGGCCCCTGCAGCGGAGGCCCCCATCTTGATCCGGTCCCAAACCTCTACGGCGACATTCTTCAAGAGGCGCATGGCCTCTCCGAAGCCGCCAGCGCCGGACGCCAGACGGGTGAACCAGTACACGAGTTCCCCTGCCCCGACGATCAGCGCGCCAATGCCAGTGCGAATGAGAGCGCCTTTCAAGATCACAAGCGTCGTGGCCAGACCACGGACCGAGAGCGCGGCCGCGGCCATCGCGGCCACCCAGCGACCAGCGAGGAAGGTGGCAAATGTGCTGGCGTAGATCCCGAGGCGGTCGAGATTGGCGAGAACCGTATCAAAGGCCCGGCTGATCGGGCTGCTCGAAGAGGCCAGCGCCACAAAGGCGTTGGCCACTGCCTCGAGCGTGGGCGCCAGTGCCACCGCGATCCGGTTGCGCACACCGGTTAAGACCTGACCAATGCTGACGAGTGCCAGTTCAGAACGTCGCATGGCTGCGATCGCATCGGTGTCAAGGACTGCGCCGAGGGTTTGGGCTTGTGCCCCGAGCCGGGTCATTTCTGCGCCGCCGTTTTTCAGGAGCGGGATGAGCCGCGTGGTGTCCGAGGCCATGGCCTCGAGATAGAACGTCATTTCCTGCTGACTGACGCCTGCGCGTTCGAGACTGTCGACATAGAGCTGCAGCGCCTCCGGTCCTGAAAGCCGCTCAAATTGATCGGCCGTCACCCCAACCCTGGGTGCGATGTTTTCGAAAAAGTCGGCCATCGGGCCGCCGCCGGTCTGCAGGAAGTCGCCAACCCGGTCGTTCACATCCTTCAGGATGTCAGCGAGTTTTTCCTGTTCAATGCCGACCGTGGCCGAGGCCGCCGACCAGCGCTGGAACACCTCCGGGTTGGCATTGGCCAACTGGCTCAGCTGTCCAATCTCGTTGGCCGCCGCCACCGTGGATCGGGTCATGGACACCACAGCGGCACTGAGCGCGGCAGCGGCGGCCGTGGCCGCAATCCGCGCCCGGCGCGCAAAGGCAGCCATACGGGCGTTGGCCTGTTCCATTTCCCGCGACAGACGCCCGAAGCCGCTTGAGCCGGCTTTGCCGACCCCTTCGAGCTCGGCGCGCACCTGGCGGCCGCCGGTGGCCGAGAGGCGCACGGATACCTTTTTCTCAGCCATTGCTTTGCTCGATTTCTTCGTTGGTTTTGCGCACCATCACCGCCTCGATGGGCGGTAATAGTTCCGCGATGGTGAGTGGCGAAAGCCCGAGGGCTGCGCCAAGCTGTAGCGCGGCGCCCATGTCCCAGCCGACAACAGCACCGCCGCTTACACCACCGGCCACGCGCATCTGGCCGCCAAGGCGCTGCACCAGATCCCAGACCTGCCAGCCCTCAAGGGTTTGCGGCGCGTGAAGGGTGCGAGGGCAGTCAGGGCATGCCCCCGAACAAGCCGCACAATAGTCACCGCCCCCGCCGAACTCCCAGTCGGCGAGAGCGGTCAGCCGTTTTTTTCCTGCTCCAGGATCAGAGCGCCGGCGATGTATTTGGTCTGGAACGCCTCGAAGATCGGCCAGATTTCCAGAAGGGCGTCGATGCCGGAGGGCGTGACAGGCAGTGGTTTGTCCTCCGTGTCTCCGACGCCCTCCCAGTCCTTCACGACGATGCGCGCCACCGCTTTCGCCACGATGCGCGCAAGGTCGTCGTTCGAGGCGGCATCTTCGCCCTCGGCCACCTGTGTGGCGGCCAGGATCGCGGGATCGCTGCGTGCGGCAAGCATGACAGCGGTGGTCAGGGGCTCGACAAGCAGGCGCACGCCGTGGCCGAGATCAAGCCAGTGCGGCTCATTGGAAAGGTTCAATCGCAACATTAGTATGTTTCCCGGTCATTGATGAGAGTGACGGTACACATGCGGCCGACACTCGGATCGCTCGCCGCCTGCCAGTCAAAGGTCGCCTGCACGCCTTGGGGGCCCGAGATCTCGATCCGGGGCCGCGGCAGGTAAACTGCATGTGCCGTGAGCGTCAGGCTCTCACCACTTGCCAGCGTGTAGGAAAACTCCAGCTCGCAGGCCTCGCCGTTGATCGCCTGTTGCACGAGCGTCTGGTCGGCAAAGCGCACGACGACATTGCCAGTGAGCGCAGCAATGGACGGGTCTGCCCCGTCGATCTTGCCATCAGCGCGGATGGTCTCGATACGGTCGAGATTGTTGGCGTAGGTGATGTCGGCTGAGACGACGTTCCCGATATTGGCGCCGTTGCGTGTTACCGCCCCGTTGAAGTGGCCGAAGCGATTCAGCGTGATGTTAGCAAGCGTTCCCGCTGCCGTGGTCGTACCAATGTTCTCGCCCTGCGCCACGATGTTGGCTGTGGCGGTCAGAAGCCCCGACCGCGCCACCTGCCAGCTCAGACTGTCGACCATGCAACCCGAATACATCGCGTAGCGCGGTACCTCGGGCATGCCCGTCTCGATCGAGAAGGACGGCAACGACCAGTTCCCCGAGCAGAATTCGTGGGTATAGGGGGCTTCAGCGCCGGTGGTCATGGGCGTTCCAAAACCCGCCTTTAGCCAAAAGCCGAAGGCCTCGGCATCAATCGGCACGACGACATCACCATCCGCCGTCACTGCATCCTTGATCGGTGCCTGCGGATCCCGGCCGTAGCCCAGGAGTTCCGATGTCTGCAGCGGTTGCTCGGCCCCCAACGTCGTGCTTGCGAATGGCAGCCTCAAAAAACCGCTCGCAGGCGGCGTGCCATAGGTTGTCTCGAACGCAAGCGCCATTTGCGCCCGCGCCCCTTGGGCTCGTGCCATGTTTCAACTCCTCAGATGTTTGGGGTCAGCTGAGCGGGTCAGCCGTTGAATAGTGCAGCACCACCGGGATCACGGCGGCTTTCAGGCTGGTCGCGCCTTCGACCGGTAGATCGACAGGCTGCGGCGCTTCCGCCTCAATCCAATCGCAAAGGCCACCGAGCGTTCGGTCGTCAGCGAGCGCTGTCCCAATACCGGCGGACAGCCTGTCTAAGGCCGCGTCGCGGTCGGTGCCCTGCACGACCGCCTCGATCTCGGCGCGATGCTGGTAATGGTAGGCGAGCGGCGACAGCGTGACCTCCGGTTCCCCCGGATCACCGTCGCGCAGGATCAGCAGGCCTGCTACCGGAATGCGTTCGGGCAGCACTTCACCGCGCAGAGAGGTGGCGGGCAGTGCCGAAAGCCGCGCATGCAGCGCGATGAGGATGGTTTCGCGAAAGGTGGGCATGGGTGTTTGCTATCGTGCAGGTGCGGAGAAGGTCCATTTCGAAACCAAGCTCTGGATGCTGCGCCCTGCGCGAATGTCAGCTGACGACTGATGTCGACAAAAACAGCGACATTGGCAAAATCAGGCAGGCATTCCATCTGCTTTCGGGAGATTGGGGTCCATCTTATCCCACGGCTGTGCGCTGTTAACGTAAATGTCACGACTTGGCGCGTACCAGCTCGGATCATCCAGGCTCCCTGCGAACAGGATCATAGCCCCCTCACTTGCCTTGTTGATCAGGAACAGCGGTGACCCACAGTCAGAACAGAAGCCGCGAAGCATCGCATGGCCGCGATCTGCTCGGCGCTCGAACCACTTTGGGTCCCCTTTTTCGAGCTTGAAATCTGCCTGTTTCACCAGGACAGCCGGAAAATATGCACTTCCAGTAGCCTGCTGGCAATCACGGCAATGGCAATTCCCCATGTATCGGGCAATACCTTCGGACCTGTATCGGATTGCTCCGCACGCGCAGCCACCGGTGAACTGTTCTGGCAACATAAGTATTCCTCCCTCGTGTATCTTAGGAAGGAGAACCAATTTCGCAACACCATTAAGGTCCTGCGAGGCTGTGTTGGGAGAGCGCTCCTTGGACCATTGGGAGCCAAGGGCAGGTTTGTCCGCATAGCCGATGTCACAACCTTCCCCCCAGCCAGTCCGCCACGATCAGCCCCGGCAAGCTGTCATGCGCGCGCTCTGCGTCGCGCGCCAAATCGAGCCGTTTCGCCAGCTTCACCTGCGGCACCAGAAGGAAGATCGGCACCGTGGCCCGTCCGCGCCCGGTCTTCGAGCGCGATACCACGCCGAGCCCGCGGTTGTTCAACCGCCCATCGGCGACGAGCAGGCTTGGCCCTCGACGGCGGTAAACAAAGCGCAGCCGCAAGCCCCGTCGCCGTTCCCATTCGCCAGGCGTGATCCTTCCACCCCGCAACCCGCGTCCAGCGGCCTGCGTCGGGATTGCCAGCCAGAACCCATCTTTCGACCGGATCAGCGGCCCCGTGTCATGCGCGCCGACGATCACCGGCGCCTTCGACCAGACAAGTGCCGCAGCGTTCAGGCTTTCGCCCGTCTTCGGATAAGTCTGGCTCCGGATCGAGTTGGCGAGCCGCCGACCGAGTCCGGCTTGTGCAATCTGCCCGCGCCAAGACGTCTTGAGCCCGGTGCCAGCTTCCCGCATCGCCGTGGTCACGGCCTTTTCACCGGCTTTGATCTCGGCCGCCATCACGGCAACCAGATCAGGTGTGATGTCGAAGCCGAGTTTCATGCGGGAGCCAGGTCCAAGGTCCAGATGAGCCGCTCCCGGTCACGGCGCGGCTCACCCTGTATCAGGAAGGTTTCTTCGCCGATGAGTATCTGCTCCTGCGGCCGCGGATCAGGGATGTCACCGGCAAGCACGTCGATCCGCGTTGTTTCCGACATGAGCCGCGCCGTCCCGAACTCCGTGATCTCGTCGGGACGGCGGAGAATCCCGCGCGCCTGCGTAAACCGTCCCTCCATATCCCGATGCCAGATTTCGACCGATATATTGGGATCGACAAACAGCATGCCGACCGCGACGGCAAAGGCGGTCATCAGGTCCGCTTCGCCGTCCGCAGAACCTGCGGACGGGTGCAGATCGGCAGCGGGTTGCTCTCGATTTCGAGCCGCACCCATTCGTCACGGTCCCTATCGGGGATCGTGCGTGCGTAGAGCGGCAGGCCGAGGGTGTTGACCGTCTCGAAGGTGTCCGCAGGGGCATGGTAGATCTCGAAGAGGCCCTCCACTCCTTCGGGATAGAAGAAGGCCTTGTCGGTTGGCACGCCAAAGCCCGCCCCACCCCGGTAACGGCGGAAAGTAATGCCACCAAAGCTGACCTCATCGGCGACCCTGCCGCGCAGATCGGCAGCAGCGGCGGTGTTGAGATAGGTCTCGCGCACCTCCTTGTGGGCGATGAGATCAGCAAAAAAGGCCGACCCGCATTCAGCGCGGACCTGCACGGCCCCGGCGGCGAGCCCGCCCATGCTGTCTTCCACGCTTTCGATCAGCGCCTGGCAGCGTTTGCGCAGCACCCCGGAGCCGGGTGTCGCATTGTCGAGATCGAAATCGATCTCAGTGGCGGGAGTGATGCCGAACTCGGTGAAGTAGTTGATCACCGTGGCGCTGTCCTTGGGATCCTTCACGATGCCCTGAATGCCATTCAGCAGGTGATATTCGAACGTCGCCTCCGCATCCTGGCGCAGACGGCCAAGCTTTCGGGCGACCTCGCTTTGCACCTGCTGGGTGGCGCTTTCCGAGCCGAAGTCACGAATGCCCTGGATTTCCGAGGCCCAGAGCACGTCCTGCTTCTTGAACTGGCGGCACACAAAGGCGCGCATGTCGCGACGCTCGGGGACCTGTTGCTCGGCAGCCGAGCCACGTTCGGAGAACGGGATCAGCGACAGCGTACCGTCCCGGCTCTCGATCACGACGGTGCGCGAGCGCACGCCGCGCGGCGAGAACAGGCTGGCACCCGACAGGATCGCGGGCTTGAAGGGAATGTTTTCCAGAGCGCGGGTGAGTTCGATGATGGTGAAGGCATCGCCTTCGAAGATATCCATGGTGGTCATGGGAATGCCTCCGTTGAGAGTTTGATCAGCGAACGAGGATGCCGACCGCCAGCAGCGCGGCATGGGCGGCGGCAATCTCGCCCTCGCTGGGGGTACCGACAAAGACGAGATCGTGGCGATTGACGATGGCGGAACCGCGAACGAGTGCGACGGCTGGCACGTCGCCGCCCGTGGCATCGGCCTTGCCCCAGAGCACCGCCACCGCGGTTTCCGTGCCATCGACGGCGGCGGGATCATGGGCGGCGTATTTGCCAGACGCGGTGATCTTGCCCAGCACCGTGCCCGGATCGAGCGTGGCAAACGCTGTTCCTGTGGCGACGGTGATGGTTTCGCGGGTGAAGTCGCGGAAGGCTTCCCAAACGAGGAAGCCTCCGGGATGCGTGTTCTCGGTGAGCGTGGTCACGTGGTTATCCTTTCAGTTTGAAGGTACGGGCGACGATCTCGCCCCATGGGCGGGCCGTCGTCGTCCGGCCGGGTTGCGGGTGATGGGCGACGATCTCGGGTTCGGCCTCTGACCTCAAATCAAGAAGGGCCATGCGGACGTCGTCGAGGCTGGCGTCCTGTTCGAGGAAGCGCCCAGCCATCTGTGGCTGGCCTGCAAGGCGGCAGAGATCGACGACCGCGCAGGCATGGGTGATCGCCTCGGCGCGGATCGCGGCGGGATCGGGCGGTGCGCCATCCGGAGCCGGGACCGGATCCGAAGAGCTGGGCATTTCGTCGCCGACAACAGGTCTCTCGGGCTCAACGGTCCTATTGCCGTTGTTCCCCTCGCCGGTGCTGACGGCAGGTTCGACATCGCCGTCCACGATACTGTCGATCTCTGGGTGCGTGTTTATAACAGTGTCTGGATTGCCTTCGGCAAGAACGCCCTCCGCTTTGGTCGGAACACCCTCCTGGCCAGTGGCTTCCACTGCCTCGACGAGGTCCGGCGGCGCATTGCGGAACCGGCCGATGTCGAACCGCGCGGCCATCCTGACAGGGTCCGCCAGCCGGTCAGCAAAGCCCGCCGCCACCGCATCGGCTGCATCGAACCACGTCTCAGCCGCCATCAGCGCTGCGATCTCGTCGTCGGGCTTGCCGGATTTGGCGGCATATCCCCGGACGAGGCTGCCGGCGATTTTGTCCAGCGCCTCGGCCATGGCGCGCATGTCGCCCGCCGTGCCCATTGCCAGACCCGACGGGTCGTGGATCATCAGGAACGCGTTTTCCGGCATGACGATCTCGTCACCCGCCATGGCGACATAGGACGCGGCCGAGGCGGCAATGCCGTCGATCCAGACCGTGACCGTTCCCTCGTGCCGCTTCAGCGCATTGTAGATGGCCACCGCATCGAAGACTGACCCACCGGGGCTGTTCAGCCGCAGATCGACCGGCATCCCCTCGGGCAGTGCGCCGAGTTCGGCAAGGAACCCTTTCGCCGAGACCCCATAGGCGCCGATCTCGTCATAGATCGCCACTTCCGCGCCCGTTCCCCGGGCGCGGATCGCATACCAGCTTGTCATATTGTCACTCCTGTTCGGTGGCGGGATCGGTGGAGGCGGATCCGTCGCCTGTGTCTTCGCCTGTGCCATCTCCGGGGTCAGGCCGCGCGGCGGGCGTTGCTCGTGCGCCCTGCGTTTCGCCGGGGCTCGCGCGGTAGCTCAGCCCCAGATCAGCAACGCGTTTGGCATCCGCCGCATTCTCTCGGTCGACTTCTTCGACGTCATAGCCGGTGGCCTCGACCACCTTGCGACGCGAGGTGATGCCCGCTTCCATCGCCAGCACTTGCGCCTGGATGTCCTTCAGCGGGTCGACCCAGTCCCAGCGTGGCGGGATCCATTGCACCGGCCGCGCGACGGCGGGATTGCCGATATCCAGCGCCCCCGACAACACGGCCGTCTCAAGCCAGCGCCGCCAGATCGGCCGACACAGCTGGTGCGCCATCACCCCATGCTGCAGCTGGCCGATGCGTCGCCGGAACTCGACCAGCTCTGCCCGCAGGCTCGAATAGTTTGCCTGGCGCACATCCCCTGTTACGAGGTGGTACGGCAGCCCCAGTGAGGCTGATACCGACAAGAGCGTCCGGTATTGAAACGCCTCATAGCCGCCCCCAACATCTGCAGGACTCGAGAACTTCACATCCTCGCCCGGCAGCAGCACCTGCATCGTGCCCGGCTCGAGGCTCGCAATGGCGGTGCCATCGAGATCGGCCTCGGCCTCGCCCATCATCGGGTCTTCCGGCGCGGTCTTCGTGATGAACCCAGCGAACATCGCCGCGGTCTTCTTCCGGTCGAGTTCGGCGTCGTCGTACTGGTCCAGCAGAAACAGCCGCACCATGGCCGGCGCCACATGCGGCAGGCCCCGGATCTGCCCTGCATCGATGGGTCGGTAGATGTGCAGCACGTCGTCGGCTGGCACGCGGACCGTTTCCGGGATCACAGCCCCCTGATCGGTGCTGTCGCCCGGATGGCGACGACGGAAGTGATAGGCCACCCGGTGACCGATGCGGTCGAACTCGATGCCGCAGCGGATGCGATTGCCGTTTCCCGCCATCTCGGTCTTCTCGAACGGCAGCATCTCTGACTGCAGCAGCTGCAGTTGCAGCGGTACGAGAAGACTGTCCTCGGCGCGGCGTGGCCGCATACGCACGAAGCATTCGCCCGCCACGAACATCTCACGCGCGACCATGGCCTGCAGGCCGTAGAAGTCGGTCAGTCCGTCCACGTCGGCCTCGTCGGTCCATGCGAGCCACAGCTGCTGAACGCTGTCACGCAACGCCGCATCTGCGATCAGCGATGACGGCTTGATCCCATCGCCCACCAGGTTTGACGCAAACGCCTCGCAGGCATTGGCGGCATAGCCGTTGGTGACGACCAGTTCCCGCGACCGCGCCAGGAGACGAGGCCCACCCGAGGCGACCAGCGAATTGATGTTTTCAAGCGGCGGTTGCCAGCCCCGCAAGCGTCGCTTGGCCAGAGCGCCTTCCAGACGCGCGGACACGGCGGCGGGACCGCCGGGGACCCGGCGGCGAAAGTGATCGAACAGCCCCATGGATCAGAGCCCCTTCGTCGTCGTTGCACGCACCTGCCGAACGATCCGTCGTCCCTCTGCAGTCGCAATCTCGCGGTCGAGCGCCTCGATGGCCCGGTCGATTTCCACCACACTGCGATAGTCCACCGTCTTTCCGTCGTAACTGACGCGCGCCACGCCAGAGGAGCGTTGAACAGCCAGGGTCTCGCGGCGGGCACGGAGCTCGGCAGTCGTAGGCATCAATTCACCTCATGTAACTTGAGCGCACGGTTCGCCGCTGTGGTCCCGCGCGCCGAGAAGCGGGCGTGGTGTTTCCCGCCCCGTCCTCAGCCATGTCCTCCGCCGTGATCCCGACCTGTGCTTCCAGATCAGTCCACCGCGCATCGGACCAACGGTCTGCGCCCAATATCCAAGCGGCTGCTCGGGCATAGACCCGACAATCCAGAGCTTCATTGCGTTCGCGCAGCTTCTGCCATTCGAGCCGGGCAAAGCCGCGTTTGGTGCGCACCGTGATCAGTTGTTCGGCCGTGAATTGCTTCAACCACTCGCCGTCCGCCCAGTTTGGCAGATGGATCGTTCCGGGCGGGCAAAGATGCCCAGCCTCGATTTCCTCCCGCGTCGGGCGGTCCTGCCGCAGGAACCGGTAGGTCTCGGTCTTGAAGGTGGACGTGGCGACCGTCCAAAGCCGTGCACCGCGCCGCAACCTTTTACCTGCGATGGTCGCGTCCACATAAGTCGGGCCAGTGACCGGGCTCGAGCGGTTGAACCCCTCGACGCCTTTGACCGGAGCCACCTGCGCGAAGCCGACCTGTCGCGACCAAGCATACACGGCACTGGTCTCGTAGCCCGTGTCGATCGCCAGACGTGCCAACGTCATCTTCTGACCGGAAGTATGCTCCCATGTCTGACCGAGCAAATTGGCCAGTTGCTGCCAGCACGCCGGATCGCCGGGCCCGCCCTCAATGACCAAGTGATCGATCAGCCAGCTTTCCAGGCCGCGGCCCCAGGCCCAGACATCAACCTCGATGCGATCCTTCTGAACATCGGCCCCGGCTGTCAGGAACAAGCCGCGCTCTGGAACAGTCCCTCCGTCCCAAGTCTCGCGCCGGTCCGCCAAGCGCTGCCAGTCCGGCGCTTCGCCAGTTTCGACCCACGTCTCACCGAGGATCGTATTGCGGAAGGCCTTGATCGCCTCATCCGATCCTTGCGCCGCGTCCCATGCCCGTACGATCCGCTCCCAGCTGAGCCAGCCGATCGGCGAATAGAGCGCAGAGAGGTGATAGCCGACGGTATTAGGGTCGGCGGCCACGGCCGTCGCGCGCCATTCACCCGCTTCCAGCATGGCCGTCTTGTTATGCTCGGCGATGGGCTGTTCGCAGCCCTCGCAATGATATTCGGCCGTTTCCGGTCGACCCTTTTGCCAGCGCAACCGCTCGAACTTCAGCCACTGCATCGCGCCGCAATGCGGACACGGCACGAAAAACCGCCGCTGATCGCTTGCCTCGAACTCCCGCTCGATCCGGCTCAGCCCCCGGATTGTGGGTGTCGAGACCAGGAACACCTTGCGCCGATGGGCGAAGGTCAGCGACCGGGCTTCGGCCAGCGTGACGGGATCACCTTCCTCGTCGGCCGAGGCCGGATAGGCGTCGACCTCGTCGAGGAAGATGTAGCGAGCGGGCGTCGAGCGCAGGCCTACCGCCGAGTTCGCGCCCGTCATGATCAGGATGCCGCCCGCGAATTCCTTCGACAGCATGGTGTTCCCGGCGTCGCGGGAGCGCGCCGGTTTGACCCGTTCTCGCAGTTCCGGGCTCTCGTCGATCAGCGGATCGATCCGCTGGCGCGAGTTCCTTTTCGCCAGTTCCACCGTCGGCTGGACCGCAAGCATCGGTCCCGGCGCCTGGTGGATCGCAAAGCCGATCCAGTTGTTGCCAGCCTCGGTCGCGCCGACCTGCGCCGCCTTCATGAACACGATCCGCTGCGTCGGATCGCCGGGTGAAAGTCGATCCATGATTTCGCCCATGTAGGGCGTGCGCGCCGTTCGATACCGCCCGGGTTCTGCCGAAGCGCGCCCCGAAAGCATTCGGTGCCGGTCCGCCCATTCGGAAACGGTCAGGTCCGCATCCGGCGTGAGGCCAGCACCCCAGGCGCGCAGGATTTCCGCAGCGCCGTCAAAATCCAGCATATCGTCGGCGTCACCGGAGATCGGGTTTGACCTCGGCAAGATCGTCGAGTTGGGCACGGACATGTTTCTCCAGAACCTTCTGCATTGCTGCTGGCTCGACGCCCAGATCGGCCGCCATCAGCGCCGCCGCTCGCGACGGCCAGTTGACCCAGACGTCGCGCTCCTGCCGCGCCAGCCGGAACACCAGCGCCAGCGCGCGGGCCCGGTCGATCAACTCGCCTTTCAGCTTTTGTAACCGGAGGCGGCGCTCCTGCGCCTTTAGCACTTCGTTCGCCGTCTTGGCCTGCAGGAACGTGGTGCCGCTGCCGATTTGTGGCGCCGCTAACCCCTGTTCACGGAGCGTCTCGCCGACTGCGGACACTGCCGCCTCCGGGACAGGTTTGAGTTTTGGCTGCGGCGCTTTCCGGGTCTTCGACGGATCGGTCGCCTCGGCGCGCAGGGCATCGCTGGCCAACGCGTCAATGCTGCCATCGCCGTACAGAACCAGCCGCCCTGTCGCCTTGGCCTTCTGGATTGCCCCGCGCGACAGACCGACGCGAGTGGCGTATTGGCGCTCGCTCAGACCCTCCATTGCGCCCTCCGATTATCATTCAAAATCATGTGCTTATGTAGTTGATAAGCCTCCGTACCAGAGCGAACGTGGTTCCACGAAAACGATGCAACTCACAACGGAGCCGCCACGATGACCCGCCTGAACCCGATCACCACACCCCGCCACCAGCTGCGCGCCGAGAAGGCTGCGCGGAACAAGGAGGCGGCATTGAACGCCTTCATCGGCAAGAAAGCCGAGATCGACGAGGCGCTGGCGCGCTTGGCAAACCTCAGCGACGACCACTTCAACGCCCACCCCGACGAGATCAACTGGGGCCATGTCGGCACCCTTGAGCACTACGCCAACCTCCTGAAGCGCATCACCGACAGCGCCTTCAGCGAAGGCGAGCACGCGGAGTAAGCACCATGGAAACCAGCACCATCCGAATTGCCATCCGTAAGCTGCCCGATCATTTCGACCGAAGCCGCATCACCACGGTCCTCGACGAAATCGAAAGCACCCTGATGGACGATGGCGGCGTTTATGTCCGCGCCTACGCCGACAGCATGACGATTACCATCGAGGTGCCGACCAATCAGTTGATCGATGCGGCAACCTGCCTGAAAGACCTCGACCTGATCTGAACCGTGCTGCCGCGCAGACCCGCCCCGCATACGCGGGGCTCGTCCCGGTAGAAGGGCCGCATACCGCGCGCCCCGATGACCGGAGATAACCATGGCCAAGAAATCCACCCCTGCAACAACCGATGCAGCCCCGCGCCAGACCAAGCAGCAGATCATGATCGATCTCCTGCGGCGGCCCGAAGGCGCGGGCATCGAAGAGATCACCGCCGCAACCGGATGGCAGTCGCACACTGTGCGCGGCGCAATGTCCGGCGCGCTGAAGAAGAAGTTAGGCCTCGAGATCACCTCGAAGAAGGTCGAGGGGCTCGGACGGCTCTATCGTATCGAGCGCTGATTTCCATCCGGCGCACCGCTGAAGTCACGACTATAAGGAAGCCGTCGCCGTGTAAGCGGCGGCTTCGTCTTTCTCGTCCGGATCGCCTCGAAGAGCCGCCGCAGCACATAGGACCGCGCAACGCTCACTACCGTGAACACCGCGCCCATTTTCAGGTTCTGGGCCAGCGTCGTGTGCAGCCCGAAGATGGGGAAGATCAAGATCTGCGTGACGACCGCGACGCCGTAGCCCACGACCACATTGGCGAAGGACTCCACCAGCGACATGAGGCGCGACTGCTTCATGCCGCCCCCTTATCCATCGGCCAGCAATTCAGCTGCAAGAGTTCGCAGCGCATGCGCTGCAACCAAGGGGACCACGCCATTGCCGCAAAGGCGAAGCCGGTCCACCCGGTGGGCCAGCCCATCAGAGCCTCGACGAATGCTGGGTTCAGCGTCCGGCGCGGTTCGGAGGTATCGCTCCCAGCCGTCGGCGTCGCCAGGACCTGGCGGCCAAGCAGGCCGTTCACCGGGGTGTTCGCCAATGTGGTCGCGCCGTCCTTGTGATCCCGGGCCGTCGGCGTCATCCACATCTGGCTGGCACGGGTCAGGTCGGCGGACTTGCGATTGCCCGCGCTCGGCTTGTTGCCGTCGGTCGCCATCGGCGTCGGCCAGTCCCGGGCCATCCCGTCCAGGCCCTTCTCGTGTTTCCGGGCACCGCCCCGGCTCCGGAAACTGTCGGTCTGTGGCGTTGGCCACATCGCGGCCGTCGTCGCGAGATTCATCCCATGCTTGCCCGCTTCCTGTGAGGGTGTCGGTTTCGTCTGCCGGTTCTCGTTCGCGCTCGCCCGGGGTGTCGGCCAAAGCCGCAGCATCTCCGTCCGGTTCCCACCGCTCGAGCGGGTCCCAGAGCAGGCGCGCGGGGTCGGCCAGTTCGTCACCCTCTCTGATGGCGAGGATGAACAGCCGCTCGCGCTTGTGGGGCGCACCGACTTCCGCCGCCGTGAAGAGGCCTGCCGCAAGGCGGTAGCCCATGCCGACCAGTCCGCTGGCGACTTCGGGAAATCCGAGACGGAGATGATGGGCGACATTCTCGAGGACGACGAAGGGCGGCTCGACCTCGCCGATGATGCGCGCGACATGCGGCCAGAGATGGCGCGGGTCGTCCGCGCCCTGCCGCTTGCCTGCAACCGAGAACGGCTGGCACGGATAGCCCGCAGTGACGATGTCCACCGCGCCGCGCCATGGGCGGCCGTCGAAGCTGGCAACGTCGTCCCAGACAGGCGCTGGATCCATGGCCGCCTCTTCCATCCGTGCCACGAGAATGGCCGCGGCGTAGGTTTCCCGTTCGACATGGCCCACAGTTCGATATCCGGGCATGGCGATGGTGAGCCCGAGGTCGAGCCCGCCAGCGCCGGAGCAGAGCGAGAGGCCGAACAGGCATGCGTCTCCGGTTCCGGAAGCGTTTCCGGAGGGATGTAAAGCCAGGTCATGCATCGCCTCAGCGCGGGTTGGTCGCCAGATCGGCGAAGGTCTGGCCGGTCCCGCCCAGGACAGCGTCCTTGCCGGTGAACTGCTGCCACCGCTCCACAGCGACATCGACATAAGCCGGGTTGAGTTCGATCCCGTAGCAGACCCGGCCCGTCGTCTCGGCCGCGATCATGGTGGTGCCAGACCCCATGAAGGGCTCATAGACCGCCTGGCCCGGGCTGGAATTGTTGAGGATTGGCCGACGCATGCATTCGACGGGTTTCTGGGTCCCATGCACCGTTTCAGCATCCTGATCCCTGTTCGCGATCTGCCAGAGCGTTGTCTGCTTCCGGTCGCCCGCCCAATGGCCCTTGCCGGTCTTTTTCACGGCGTAGAGGCACGGCTCGTGCTGCCAGTGGTAATCCCCACGGCTCAGCACCAGGCGATCCTTGGCCCAGATGATCTGGGACCGGATGTTGAAGCCGGAGGCCTCAAGGCTCTCGGCAACCGTCGTCGCATGCAGCGCACCGTGCCAGACATAGGCCACATCGCCCGGGAACAGCGCCCATGCCTCGCGCCAATCCGCGCGGTCGTCATTCAGCACCTTGCCGGTGCGCCTGGTTGCGGCGGCGCCTGCCTTGTTGCGCCAGCCGGGATCGTATTCGACGCCGTAAGGCGGATCGGTCACCATCAGCAGCGGTGTCACATCGCCGAGCAGTCGCTCGACATCCGTGGCCACGGTCGCGTCCCCGCAGAGCAATCGATGCTTGCCCAGCACCCAAAGATCGCCGGGACGGCTGATCGGGGTCTCGGGGGCCTCGGGAACATCGTCCTCGCCCTCGCGGGATGCAGTTTCGGGGTCGAACTCACCAGCCCAAAGCGCCTCGAGCTCCGCGTCATCGAAGCCAATGAGCGACAGGTCGTAGTCCTCAGCCAGCAGGTCGTTCAGCTCGGCCGACAGCAGCGCTTCATCCCAGGTCCCGAGTTCTGTCAGCTTGTTGTCCGCGATCCGATAAGCCCTGCGCTGCGCCTCGGTCAGATGGCCCAGCACAATCACCGGGGCCTCGGTCAGCCCCAGTTGCGTGGCGGCCAGTACCCGACCGTGGCCCGCGATCAGCTCGCCGTCGTCGGCGACGAGGCACGGCACAGTCCAGCCGAACTCCGCCATGCTGGCGGCGATCTTCGCGACCTGATCCGCGCCATGCGTTTTCGCATTCTTGGCATAGGGCTGGAGCTTGGCCAGCGGCCAGGTCTCGATCGCATCCGGGGCAAAGCTCAGGGTCATGCGGGTCAGTTCGCCTCAATCGGGTGGACTCCGGACACCGGCAGCCAACCTGGACTCCGCAAAGGGTCCAGCGGCCACCGGACGTGTCCGGGTCCAAGAGTTTGTTTTGTTGTGGTTTTCAGCAGGTCGCGGGTGGATGCCCGCCGGGGTGGCTTCCCAAAAAACCGGCCCTGTCGCTGGCGATATTGCGCGCTTCGCCCGCCCGTATACGTTTACGTCCAGGAAGGACCCGTACAATCGCCCTGCCACCCACTTCTCTCGCGAGTATATCGAACTTTTACCGCTCAGCGCCGGATTTGTCTCGCCTCGCGATGTCTCACCGAAAAATGTCTCACGGAGTCAGAACGGGTTGACAAATGCGCGTTGGCAAGGCCCGACGGACAACAATCCTGTTTGTCAGATCGGCATCTTGCTCGTAGCCTTACCCTTGGGTTCATGAGGTATTTCGGGAAACATGGTCAATCTCTTCATTTCCAACACAGATAACCGATGGTTCGATTTTCTGTATCGGAGCTCTCCACATTCCGAAGTGAACTTCTGGCAGCCAAGCGCCACGAATTTTCGAGCAATTACCCCCGGCGAGTTCTTTGTTTTTCGATTGAAATCACCGCGAAATGTTATTGGGGGCTTCGGCGTCCTATCGACGGCAACCATTTTGCCAATCAAGATTGCCTGGGACGCGTTCGGGCAGGCAAACGGCGTTGCAAGCCTGACCGATTTTGTTGAGTTCATTCAAAACTATCGAAAAGATGAACGCGTCAGCCCGCAAAGCTTGATCGGATGCAGGGTTCTGACGCAACCGGTGTTCCTCGACGAACGGAACTGGTCAGAGCTTCCTTCATCCTGGTCGAGAAACATTGTTGGCGGCAAGACGTTCTCGACAGGGGAGCCAGAGGGCGCGGCCCTCTGGAACAAACTGGATCAGCTTTTGTCTTCTCATCAGGTTGCAAGCGGCATGGCTGAGGCGGCCGAACGTTTCGGCGGTCCCCAACTGGTCTTGCCGCGCCTGGGACAGGGATCTTTCCGAATCTCTGTCATAGAAGCCTACAAGCACCAGTGCGCGTTGACAGATGGCAGAGTTTTACCTGCTCTGGAGGCGGCGCATATCAAGCCCTATGCCGAAGGAGGGCAGCACACTCGATCGAACGGTATTCTTTTGAGGCGAGATATTCACAGCGTGTTTGATGCCGGTTACGCGATGATTGATGACGACTTCCGCTTTGTGGTCAGCGACAGGGTTCGAACGGTTTTCAACAACGGAAACGAATATCGCCGCCTGAATGGGCAGAAGCTTCGTTTGCCCGACAATCCCACCGATTTTCCAGACAAGGATTTCCTGCGATGGCACGCAGAAAACCGTTTTGAGGCGAGCTGACATCACTTCAAGCTTTAGAAATGACATGTTGGCGCGATAGCTTTTCATGAACGCTTTTTCCGTTCAGCCTCCAGACCATGACCGCAATTCCGTACTGCCACCTGCGGTTCGCGGTCGCCCGGCTGATCCCCATCTCCCAGCATATCGGTTTCCACGGCGTGCGCTCGGCACGCAGCCAGACGATCCGGGCATCGTCCCGTTCCAGCCAGCGCAGCCAGAGCAACGCCTCCTCGGCCTCAGTGATCTGGCGCGGGCCCGGTCGGGGCCGCCGCATCTGCGGCTCCTGACCAACCTTGTCCGCGAAGCTGTGGAAATACTCGGGCCAGGCGTTGAAGAAGCCCTGCGGCATGACGCCGGGCAAGTTGCGGAAGACGTCGACCGCGCTCTCCAGCCGGTCCTCCACCCGTGTGGTTGTCCAATCACCCATGGCGCGCCTGCCGTTCCAGTTTGCCATACAGGCGCTCGCCAAGCTGGCGCACCAATTCGCGCTCAGGCCAGGTCAGCCGGTCATCGTCAATTGCGACGGCCAGCAGCCCTTGTTCCTTCCAGCCGTCCCGTTTGACCTCGTCGGGCTGGCGACGATTGCCGCCATAGCCCTTGGGTGTGAAGCGCATTCCGGTCATTGCGCACCTCCGTGGGTTTCCATGGCCCAAAGCAGGATCGCGATGGCATCGGCCTCATTGTCATCAACTGGGCTGAACCCGCGCGCCCGGGCGGCGGCGATCATGGCGTCCTTGTTGGCGTTGCCCTTGCCGGTGGCGTGGCGCTTGATCGTACCGACTGGCACGCCCTCGTATGGCACGCCGCGCAGCTCGGCCCATGCCGTCAGCGTGGCCATCAGACCGCCATAGACGTGGGCCGCATCCGTGCCCGCGTGGCGACGGACCTCTTCGAACCAGATGGCAGCGATAGGCCCGGACAACCGCTCCAACTCGCCCAGCCAATTCGTGAAGCGCAGGTATCGCATCCCACCGCCATCGAACCGTCCATTGCGGAACGATGCTGTGCCGCTGGTGATCAGCCCGTCGGCGCCATGCAGCGCCCAGCCCGCGGTTGTGCCGAGATCGAGCGCCAGCAATGTGCGCTGGCGGGTAAACGCAGGTGGCACGTTCTGGACGGCGTTCTGATTGGGGTTGGTCATGGTCTGGTCCGCCATGGGCTTTCTCCTTTTGTGATTGGCTGCTCGAGGGGTGGATCGGGCCAGACTGCGGCCCGAGAAATTGCCCAGGGGTAGGTGGTGGCTCTCCCCGCCTGTAGCGGGGAGGACACCTACCCCTTTAGGGGGGACTTTTCTGAAATCTGAAATCTGGCATAGGGCACTGATTTTGTTAGACAAATCCAGATTGCGGAGCAGATTTCGGAAACCCCCTTCCAAAATCTGGAAAGGACCTTCCAAGTCGCTGAAACCAAATGGTAAAAGCCAGATTCCAGATTTCGCCAGGATTTCAGATTTTGCAAAATCTGGCCAGATTTCAGACTTTTGCACCCAGATTTCGGAAGGCAAAACGGCGTGTTTCATCATGCGTCCTCCACCTCGCGATAGACCCAGACAGACGGGTTTTCGACGGGCAGAACGGCACCGGTCTGTGGGCATTTGTAGTGGCTGGGCAGGACATCGATCAGCTCCGGTGTGACCTCTCCGGTGCCTGAATCGACACGCTCCCTGCTGGTTGCAAGACGCATGGTCTCGACGCAGAGATAGCCATATTTGCTCCGCTCGGTCGCCAGATCCAGCGCAGTCGCAGCGGCCCCGCGGACGAACTTCACGTAGCCTTTCGTGGTCAGCACGTTCAGCCGTTCACGGATGATCGATTGCCCACCAAGACCTCCAGTGTTCTCGAAGGTCTCCGCGAAATGGGTCATCGTGTACATTCGACCCTGAAGCGCCTCTTCGTACAGCAGGCCGCAGATCACCTCGCCCTTGCGATCCCGTTCTGCATCATGCTTCGCGCCGACGTCCTTGCGCACCAGCCGTTCGTTCATCGGGTTGATCTCGACCCATTGGCCGCCGACCTTGTCGATTACCTTGGGCGGCAGCGCAGGGCCATTGCGCAGTTCGATTTCCAGCTTGCGTTCCGGGGCCTCCTCGTCGGGACGGTGCAGGATCAGGCCCGAGGTATAGAACCCGCGCAGCGCGCTGGCGCCGGAGAGCGCGAGGAAAGGATCGTCCTTCACCTGCTGCTTGCTGAGCTTCTTGGTGTGATGGATCAGGATGACCCCGCAGTCGGGGTCGATATGGTCGCGCAGGACCTCGACCCGTTCCTTCAGGAAAAACATCATGGCTGTGTTGTCGTTTTCGCCGCCGCCATCGGGCCCGCCGTCGAAGAGGTTTCGGATCGGATCGACGCAGAGAATGTCGGGCGGTGCCTCCGGGAACGCGGTTTGCACGGCGCGCGAAACCCGCACGCTGCCCTCGTTGTCGAGCAACATCTTCAGCTTGGGTGTGGCGACGAAGGTATCGCGCGCGGCCGCCAGCACCTCCGGCGGCAGGGCAATCTGCTTCAGCCGCTCGCGCAGATAGTGATACTGGATCTCGGCCTGCAGGTAGAAGATCCGCAAGGGCCGTGGCGGCGTGAAGCCGAGGAACGGCACGCCTGCCGCCATGTGCACGAGCCAGGAGATCAGAAGGTCGCTTTTGCCAACCTTGGGCGCGCCACCCAGCACCAGCAGCCCACCTGGCGTCAGCACGCGCGGCGCAATGATGTCCTGCGGCATGGGGCTCTGGTCGTCCAGCAGCGCGCCGAGCGTGAAGGCAGGCATGTCCTCCGGCCCCGGTGCGCCGGAGTTCAGCCGGATCAGCGGCGGGCCGTACTTCTCGACATGCCGGTTCCAGAGGCGCTCGGACTCGCGCTTCAGCCGTTCGACCGGCCACTCAGGCCGCAGCATCGCGGCGTTGTAGCCGCAGATGCCTTCCCAGCCCTCGTCCTTTGTTATCCGGCCCTCATGAACCATCCGGATGAAATGCCCGATCGCGGCCGACGCACCCTCGAAACGGGACCAATCGTCCTGCGCCCCCTCGCGCACCGGCGTGACCAGCACATCGTCCATGGCGGGTTTGTCCGGATGGGTGAACTCGGGTTGCAGCGACACGCCCGGCGCGGGCGGCATGTCCGTCACGACCTCGATGAACTCGGCCAGATCGCGTTCCCGGTCGGCGTTCAGCTCGACAATCCGCACCTGCGTCTTGAGGCTGTTCTTGTAATAAACGCTGCCTGCGACCCGGATCGGCTGGTGGGCGGAGCGGAAATGCATGTCCCCACCGACCTTGGCTGCAATGTCACCGCGCAGTCGGCAGACGCGGCGAATATCATCGCCCTCGGCAGGCTCGGTCAGCGCCCACCAGACATGGGCTTTCCGCTGCCCCTCCGGCGTCAAGCCACCGCTTTCCACCACCATGGTCGGCGCGCCAAGATGGCGCTCCAGATGGGCCCGCTTGGCGGCAATATCGCCGGTGTCGAGATCAACCACGACGGTCTGCATCTGCAGGATCTCGGCAGCCTTTGCCTGACCGGGTGCGGCCACGGTGCCGGGGATCACATAGACAGCCGCGCCCTCGCGTGAGGCCCATGTGGCGAAGGTCGCCATCTTATCGGGGGCGGCCTGATCCGCCTCGAGCCAGATGTTGTGCGGGCGGCCATCGATGCCCTGACCCTTGTCGATGAAACTGCGGACCGGAATCAGGCCTTCGCAGTAGCCGAAGACGACCTGCATGAACTGGGCGATCTGCTCGGGATCAGGCTCGTCGCCGAACACATCAATCTGCGGGGCCGCGTCGTTGAAGTCGCGCCACGGATTGAAATGGACGACGTTTTTCGTCGGCATATCTGGAGTTGTGTCGTCGCGCATGGGTGTGTCCTGGTCGGGATCTGATGGATCGGTGGGCTCGTCGGTCATCTGGCCAGCCCCCAACACCGCTCGGAATGGGCGCAGAACCGGCATTCGAAGAAGTCACGGTTGGCGGCGATGCGGGGCAGCAGCTCGCCCGCGTCGGTGGCCTGCAGGATCCGCACGGCGCGGTCAGACATGCGCTGCGCGAGATCGGCATCGAAGGGGACGAGCTCATGGTGCAGCTCGGCCGTGTCCTTGTTGATCGCCGTAAACAGCGCCGGTGAGGCCGAAATTCCCGGCACCGAAGACTCCATGTAAGCTTGGTAGATCGCGATCTGGGCGGCGTAGACGGGCTTGGAAACCGTGACCCCATCCTTGACGCAGGCGCGCCAGTTCTTCGCGTTCATCGTCTTGCATTCCCAGAGCGCCGGGGCGCGCAGACCAAGTGCTGCCGGGGCATCAGCGATGATCCCGTCGACATGGCCGCGGATGCGACCGCCCGCGACGGAGAAGCCGAACTGGCCGCCATCGCGTTTTTGGGTCACCAGATCGATCTCGGCCGCGCGCAGCCAGCGGATCGCCAGATCCTCGAGTTGATGACCAATCGCGAAGATCCGCAGCGTCTGGCCGCCGAAGTCGGCACCCTCATCCTTGGGCGCGCCGGCGAACTCGAACTGAAGCGCGCGTTCGCAGGCATGACCCAAGCGGGATGCGCCGAGATAGGTCCTGGGCGGCGTGGCCTCGCGCTCGGCAATGAGAGCGGCGTCGATCAGTTCGTTGATCCGCTCGGCCATCGAGGGACGCGGGTTGAAATCCAGCATCAGAACGGCACCTCCGGTGATTGAGCCCGGGCGATGTCGGCCATGGCCTCGCGGAAACCCTCGACGGCCTCCTCAATCAGGGCACGCACCTGTGCCTCGGTCAGATCGGCGAAGGCGGTCTGCCAGCCGATCTCGTCCATCAGCATGGCGATGCGTTTCATGGTGGCGGTGACGGCGGTGCGTTCTTCTTCTGTCAGGTCAACCATGGCAAACCGCTCCCGCGCCAAACGCGTCCACAAGCCTTGGCAGGGCATCGAGCAGAACCAGACCGATGGCCGGGGCCGCCTCGACCGGACCGGATCGCGCCAGCCAAAACCACGCGTGGGTTGCCGGCAAACAGCACAGAGCGTTCCACGCGGATGCCAGAGACGCCGCCGGTCCTCGGCCGGCATGGGGACTAAAGATGTCATGGGTCATGCCGCCCTCCGTTCGGGACCAGCCACCGCATTTACGGCTGCATGGATGGCGCGCTTGTTGAAGCCGAAGGTCATCAATGCCGAGGCGCGATAGCGCGTCAGGCCGAAGTCGTGGCGACACTCGGCAGGCAGGTATTTCAGCTGCTTGTCGGTCGGCGGCTGACGCAGCCACGACTTGGTCTTGAAGGCGCTTTCATCGCTTTCGTGGGTGTTCAGCCAGTCGTCGGCCTGAGCGAGGCAGACGGCGCGCTCGCCGACGCCCAGCAAGCGTGGCCGCTCGCCCTTGGCCCCGCCGATGGCGTACCAGACGCCGTCCATCCAGAAGATACCGCCCCAGGCCGAAAAGCCCGTGGCCATCAGAGCATCGTCCGTCCCGAAGAGATCGACCCATGCGAAGCTCGAGCGTTTCAGCAGATCGATTTCGGTCATCACAAAGCCCGAGAGTGGCACTGCGTCCGTGCCGGTCTGGCCTTCTTCCTGCAGCAATACCTCACCGCAGAGCGGGCATTCGGTGGCGGCAAGTGGAATCTCCGCTGCGCAGGCCGGGCAGGATTTGGTCGGGGCTTCACCGGTGCCGATCTTGCCATCGAGATCGACATCCTGTTCCAGCGTGCCGTGGATCAGGCTCGATGTGCCGAAATCCAGCACCACGCAGTCGGTCTTGACGATGCCGGGGTGTTCTTCCGGATCGACCGTGCGCAGCCCGCGCCCGACCATTTGGATCATGGTGGATTTGTAGGAACTGGGCCGCAGCAGCACCACACAGGAGGTGGGCGGATGGTCCCAGCCTTCAGTGAGCACGGCCACGTTAACGACCACGCGGGTCTTGCCCGACGCGTAATCAGCCAGGATGGCCTTGCGTGTCTCGGAAGCCAGATCGCCATGGATCAGCGCAGCCGTGATCCCCGCAGCGCGGAAGGCCTCGGTCACATGGTCCGCGTGGGCGACGGTTGAACAGAAGACGACCGTCTGACGGTCGCCTGCCTTCTCACGCCAATGGCGGATCACCTCGTCGGTGACAGGCGCGCGGTCCATGATGTCGGCCACCTCGGTCATGTCGAAATCCGCGCTGGTCTTGCGGACCGACTTCAATTCCTCCTGCACGCCCACATCGATGACAAAGGTGCGGGGCGGCACGAGGTGGCCAGAAGTGATCAACTCACCCAAACGGACCTGGTCAGCGACATTGTCGAAGACCTCGCGCAAACCTTTCTTGTCGCCCCGGGCCGGCGTTGCCGTCACCCCGAACACCCTCGCGTCGGGATTTGCATCGCACACCCGGTCAATGATGCGGCGGTAGCTGTCCGCCACCGCGTGATGCGCCTCATCGATCACCAGAAGATCAAGCCGCGGCATGTCGGCCAGGTTCGATGCCCGCGCCAGCGTCGGCACCATGGCAAAGGTGACGTCACCGCCCCAGGATTTCTCGGCGGCGTCGACCACGGATGTCGACGCCTCCGGCACCACGCGCTGGAACTTGGCGCGGTTCTGTGCCGTCAGCTCGTCGCGGTGGGCCAGAACACAGGCCTTGGCACCATCATCGATCATCTCGCCGGTAACCGCCGAAAGCATGATGGTCTTGCCCGCGCCGGTAGGAGCCACGCCGAGCGTGTTGCCGTGTTGTTCGAGCGCAGCAACACTGCGCTCGACGAAGGTTTTCTGACGGGGGCGAAGGCGCATGACCGATCCCCCTTACTGCGCCCAGCTCGGCCGCCCGGGGGCACCGGGGCTGACTGCTGGTGGATTTGACGAGGACGTCTGGGCGGCAGCATTCTGCTGCGGGGCATTGCCGCTGAACTGGAGCGGCGCCGTGCCCATGATCTGCGCATAGTCGCGATGATCTGGCGTCACCGCGCTACGGATCTCGTTCTTGTCGTCACCGCTGGCATCTGTGCCGATGTCGATGCGGGCGACGAACTCGATGCCGTCGAGATCGGAAAAGCCGCTGATGCGCCGTGCTGCCTGCGCCTCGGGCGACATGTCCTTGTCGGAAATCCCGCGTGCCGAGTTCAACATGCCGCGCACCAGGCTGCGGCCCATGTTGGTCCAGTCCGGACCCTTGGGACTGTAGAGCCCGATCAGCGTGAAAATCTTGCGGCGGGCATATTGCCCTTCGGTGACGGTGAACTCGCCGTTCAGATACACCGCGCCTGTAGAGCCGCGCGTGGCATAGCCGCCAGTCCAGCCCTGCGAGGCATCGTCGAATCCGCCGGGACGGATGGTCAGCCGCACCTTGGCCAGCGTGCCCTTGGGAATGAGGTTGGTATTGCTCTGTGCGTCGTTGAAATCGTTCCAGGAACCCATGGGGAACCTCCTTCTTTGTTCAGGATTGCGATTGGGATTCGTCGGTGGCCGCCGGATCGGCGGGTGGCGGGGTGTAGGTCAGCCTGTCGGGCGCCGGGCTAGCGGGCGTCCGGATTTTCGCCATCAGGCGGCCGAGATGTGGCTCTTCGACTTGGGTAAGCCGCCCGGAGCGGTCCTTGGCCGGGAAACCCCAGGGGTTGATCGTCTGGCAGACAAAGGCCCGGTACGGATCACCGCCATCGGCCTTCAGTTCCGCCATGGTGATCACCTCATCGACGATCCCCGGCAGTTCGAGGCCTGTCTTTGAGCCGTCGATCTGCGGCTGGAACACCTTGCGATTGAAGTCGTCGAGCTTCTCGTCGAGGATCCCGACAAACCAGACATTCTTTGCGCGCGTGTGCTGCAGATGGGTGAGCCAGCCGATCATCTCGCGGCCGTGCAGACCATACGCCCCGCGCACATCCGGCTTGCCGGTCTTCTCCGACAGCGCCTCGGGCTGGCCCTCGCACCAGCCGAAACACAGCCGCCCAGCGACAGTGATCGAATCCACGAAGATCGTTTCGTAGCGGTCAAGCGCTGCCGGATCGCCAAAGCGCTCGCACACGGCGTCATAATGCGCCGGGCTGTAGGGTTGCTCGTCGCGCAGCGCCGGGTTGGGTCCGCCGATGAACACCGCGAAATCCCGGCATTCCGTCCAGGTGCGCGGCCGGATGCTGTCACCTGCCCAGCCCTCGATGGCGAGATCGCCCGCTTCGAGATCCATGAACAGCGTGCGCTCAGCGTCGAGGGTCCAGAGCAGCGAGGTTTTCCCGATTCCGGATTTCCCGAAGATGCAGCCCTTGATTCCGCGCGGCTCGGCCAACCGCTGGTCGGCGCTGATGATGGGGAGGCTCACTGGTCAGCCCCCTGCGCGAGGATCTCGACCTTCAGCGTGCCGGGCCGGACCGTGCGCGCCGGTTCGAAGCCTTGCCGGATCGCCTCGGGCCAGGCGGCGTATTTGCGCTCGGGCACCTTGTAGGCGAGATCGACATATTCGGCGGGGTCGTCGCCGGCATCACGGATCCGCGCGACCATGTCGGCCAGTCGGTCCTGATCCCAATCCACCCGCTTCGGCAGATCAGCGACCACGGTGAAATCGCCATCATCAAAGCGGACTGTGCCGGTGTCTTTGCCCGAAACCTTCCGTTCTTCGGCGGCCCGGGTGGCATAGCGGACGGCCAGTCCGGCATCGAAGCGGGCCTTGGCCGCCTTGTCGCGCTTCATACGCTCGTCGATCTCGCGCTGCAGGATTGCCAGCAACTCGACCGGCAAGGCCGCGATCTCGGCCGCGCTGAGGGACGGCAGATCATCCGGCGTGGGGGTGTTCTCGGGGAATGGCATGAAATGGTCTCCATGATCGGTGAATAGGGATTGGAAGGCGGGCATCACGCGGCCTCCTGTTCGGCGAGCAACAGCTCGGACAGCGAGACAGCGGCGGCTTTTGGCTTGGGCCGGGCGACGGCGATGTAGGCGAACTGATCCGGGCCCACGCGCTCCTGCACGAGATGCACGAGGCCTTGCTCGGCGGCCCAGAAGGCCCGCGATCCAAGCCTGCTCAATTCGGCCCGCGCCGCATCCGACAGCCCTGAAAACACAGGGAAGATGTCGAGCACCAGAAAGCCGCGATGGTATTCCAGCCGGTCGCCGGGAACGGCCTGCGCCACCCAGGCGCAGAACTCGATCTCGGACAGCGGTCGGCTGGCGCGAACGGTGATAAAGGGTGTGGTTCCCATGAACATGATCTCCTCCTTTCGCCTCTACTCAGGCCGCAGCCACATCGTCCCAGGAGAGACCGATGCCATGAGCGGTGAGGACGTGGCGGAGATCGACAAGGCGGCGGTAAAGCGTGGACCGGCTGCCGAAACCTTCGGAGACCAGCGCCGAAATCGGGCGATGCGCCAGTGCTGCGCAGAGGCGACGATCCCCGAGCGGCAACCGTGAAATTGCGGTTTGCACGGCCTGATGCTGCTCAGTGGATGCACACGCGTTGGTCGCCTGGCCGTGCCAAGCGGACAGCCCATCGTCCTCACCGATTGTCTCGGCGAGCGGACGCTGGTCCTCAGAACCCGAGGGCGCATCGAGCGACAGCAACCCGCCACCCTGCGCCCTGCGTTCACGCATTATCCGGATCGCGATCCGTGAGGATTGATTGCGCAGGACCAGACCTGCGAATGCGCCGAGGCTGCCGCGTGCCGGATCAAAAGCTGGCAAGCGGCGCAGAAGATCGATCAGGAGATCCTGACCCAGATCCTCACGATCGCAGGCGGGCAAGCCCAGCCGCCGCCGCAGCCTCCAGGCCGCGGAGTCGGCCTCGGAGATGATGGTTTCAATGTCGTCGGGTGAGAGTTCGATCTGCATCGCTGTGCGCCTCGGTCATCGTTTCTGATGAGCCGAAACTGACGGATGCAGCTGGTGCTTTGGTGGGAACGATCTGGGAAAGTTCTGTGGGTTTCTGGGAGCCGCTAGCGCGACAACCTACCAATATCCCAGCCGGACCGTCGCACGATCAGTTCAAGGGACGGAGCCTTCGCAGAGTTTCTGCATCGACGTGTGGATCAGATCGGCGCGCGTTTCGATGAACTTCTGAAAATCACCGTCAACCAGATCGTCGTAAGGCACGCGATGGCTTTCGAGCCTGTGCCGAACCTGTTCTTCAGTGGCATTGGCATCCTGCCCGCGCTCCTCAAGATACTGCTTGGGGTTTTTGGCCGCGATCTTTCGATTGGTCTTCCAAGAGATCAGCGCACAATTCAGAGCGGAGTTCACCTCGTGATCGGGGAACTGATCCTGCACAAGGCTACGCGGGTAGACGTGGTGGTACTCGCGAAAGCGCACGTTGTCTGCGGTTGCTTTCGCCCCATCTGCGAAATCATAGCCGCCGTCATAGAGTGAGACCGCAATGATTGCCCGCCCAAGCCGGTCCTTGCGGCTCGGCCAGCCGCCGCGAATGAGCTCAGCGGCCGGAGGCAACGGATTTTGGGCCTCATCAAACAGATCCGGCGCGGCACTTGAATCCGGATTTACGATCATGTCCTGGATCGCCTTGTAGTCGGCGAAGGCACGTGTGGTTGCTGTCTTGAGATAGCGATCTGTGAAGCTGGCGCGCCAGATTGCTTTCCTGATCAACGTTCGCGCGCGCCCCTCCTGATCCGCACCGTCGACAGGAACATGCGCCCATAGGGCACCAGTCAGGTAGACAATCACCTCGGTTGGCAGCAAACGCTCATTGAAAATCGCTTCGTCCCGCAAGAACGACACGCCACGCTTCAATCCAACCACAACCTGATCCCAAACATTGGCCAGCTCGCTGCCGAATGCTGGGTCAAGATAAGTGCGCTTTAATGGTGGCTTGCCGTTCAGCAACGCCCCAATCGCCAAGGCCGCGTCTTCTACCTTTCCATAGTCGGCGGCGGCGGGAACCTTTTCGTTGAGTTCGGTAATCATGTCGTGCAGCGAGTCGCCGACAGCACCCTCGAGCTGTGCAACAACGATGTCGAAATCCTTCAGCGGCGATGCCGACGTGTTCATCTTAATGAAGACGTCGAGCGCCGTTTCCTGTTCCGTGGTCACAGGCAACGACAAGAAGGGAATGGGATAGGAGGCAAGCCTTTGGCGCAAACGCATGATGGCTTTGTCAGTCGCCTTGTCCGTCTCCGCCGCCTCGGTCCATTCGTCCATCGCGTGCTCACCTTTGGAGCCAGGGCAAAGAATAGAAACAGGGAAATAATTGCGCGCTAAACACTCGGCCGGATTGTCAGCCCAAAGAGGCATGCGTTTGCCAGACTTGGAAATATAGCGTTTCACGATTTCAATTTCGGGGCGCTCTTCGTTTTCCAACGAAACGAAGACCGTGAACTCGTCATAGTCATCAATCAGTGACCGCCACAGAGCTGTCATGCGCTGCTGCCCATCAAGCAGGTTCATTTGCGGCATGCCTTTTGGGCTCGGGGCTCCAGAGAGCGGCCGTGAGTGGAAAAGCTCCTTGTCACCCACCTCCAGGAGCAGAAGTGCGCCGATGGGCAGCGACGGAACACGAAGGATATTCTCCAGAACGCCTTCGATCTGGTTTGGTCGCCACGCCTCAAAGCGCTGGAATCTCGGGAGCGTCGGAAGCCCCTCGCGGACCATTGCAAACCAGTCTTCGACCGTTTTCGTGCGGGCTTCCATATGAAATTCCTACGTTAAATTCCTGTTCCTCAATGCTACTACAGCCGCCAATGAGAAGGACAGCGGCTTTTTCGGCGATGACGGGAAGCAGTGTTGGTTTGGGGATCCATCGGAGGTTAGTCGCGGTCGCGCTGCAACGGCTGCCTGCAGCTACTCGATTATCGTAATCCGCGAGGGATCGACCTGCAGTCGATAGCCTCTGCCATGCACCGTCCTGATCAAATCCTTTGCCTCGGCTTGCGAGAAGCCACATTCCACTATCTTATCGCGCATCTCCCGGACAAGATCTGACGCGGCCCGACCGGTTGTGTCCTCAAGAAAAGCCTTCGAGGCAAGCGAGTCCCTTGAACGTGCTTTATCCACCAGCCGTCGAAGCGACGGAAAAAGCTGGTGGGGGAAGGAAATGACGCAATTGCGCCATTCGATTGCGCCCGATTGCACGTGCACGACCAACTCCGCTTCTTCTGATGGAGGATCGAGGACCGAACTGCCTTGGCTGGCGGGATACCTTGATAGCGGCGCGGCTAAGACAGTTTCAGATCCAATGACATGGATCCCGGCGTCGATCAGATAGGCCGCTATCTCAGCCGGTGCTTGTGGCGCAATAAGTGTCGCAGGACTTGAACCAGACGACCTGCGAATAATCGGCACAAGCCCATCCAGTTTCAGAACAGACGTCTGAAAGATCAGGAAAACAAGCCTTCCAGCCTCCGTTTCACCGAGGTTCCAGAGGCCTGCCGCGACGGCTTCGGCTGGGCTTCGCAAGCCAGCCATAGTGGAAATCTCTCTTGCAAGACCGTTGAGATTGATCCGGAAAGACCGGACATCCTCGGCACTCAGGACAACGTCCTCACGAGGATCGAGCGGGCAATCGGCCTGGTATTGATCGCCGTTCTGTCGAATTGGCCGCGAGATCATTCCGCATTCACAGCGATCGCAGACATCCCAATCGCTTATTGGTGCTGCTTCGACCAAGACGCGCTTGCGCAAAAGTCTGTCAAACTCGGATCCGTAATGCGATTCTGCGACAGACCCCGAAAGAAAGGCGTCGTCGCCAGCCTCACTCAGCCGCGTCAATAACTGCAAAATCGTCTCGGTCATTCGTCAGCCCATTCCGTTCGATCAAGGTCATCACCCGCGCCTCATGCTGGGTGCGCCGGAACTGCACGACGCCGGGCGGGCGCAGTTTGACGGTCACCTGCGGTTGGCGCTTGCCATCGCCCTTGAACAGGATCCGAAAGACGATTTCACCAAGGCGCCATGATCCTGCAAACGACACCGGCGTGCCACCAAAATACCGAAGCGCTTCGCCGCCAAGGTCGCGCGACCGCAGCGTCCGCGTCACGCGCGGATATCCCTTCTTTCCAGGCACCATCAGGTCTGCCGCCGCCTCGATGATCAGGACGCGGTCAATCATGGGATCGTAGGCGTGATCAAACGCGAATTCGGGGCCCGCGAGTTCAACCGGTCGCAGCGTGTAGAGGTCTTGTGCATCATCACCGTCGAAAAAGCCCGGCCGCTCCAGGATAATCGCGGCGAAGAGTTCGGCGATCTCCGGTTGGTGGGCTTTTCTGATCCGGGCGAGCCGGAGCATGCCGGTGTTCTCGGAATAGCGCAGAACGGCATGAGCAATCTGCCGAACGCTGATGACCCGCTCCTGCAGGCCTTCGACAACCGGCATGGTCGAGACCATGGAGCCGTGACTGACCACCAGGTTGATCTCGTCGCCATCGGCGTAATCGCCGACCCGGCAGTAATCTCCCAGGAACGCGTTGCGGAACATCTCGGCGACAGCCTTTCGGAACGCCTCGACTTTCTCCTGCGTCAGGTCGATCGCTACGCCCCGTTCCTTCCCGGCGTACTCATGCAGTCGGTCAGCGGCCAGCATCGCCATATGATCGGCAGCGGCGTCGAATAGGTCGGGATGTTCCAGAAACACCCGAACGGCGATGTGCTTCGGCTCATGTGCCTTGTTAGGCGCATCCTCATCGCCTGTTTTCATGTCCGGGAACAAATCGATGCCCTGACGGTCAGCCTGGGTCTGAATAACTTCGAGGCCGCGTTTGTCGCCCAGTTCGGCGATACGGTGGAGATCGGCCCGTAAACCTTCTGGATAACTGTCCTCAGCCCCCGTCAGGAGGTCGTGTAGCGCGCCCCGTGCCGCATCTTCTTCCTGATCGAGCACATTGATGGAGAAATCGGTGAATTTGCCTTCGTGACGGGCCAGAAATGCTTTCATCAGGCTCAAATCAATTGTCTTAATGAACCGAGGATTCACGAACTTTTTCAAATTGCCGGCCATCGCGAATCTCCTTTTCCATGAAACGAATGTTCATAATATGTTCTCGCCCAAATGGCCGCAACCGTTGGGTGAACAGTTGGGACGGTTCCCGAGGCTGATGAGTAGAGGCCAAGAGAGACAACCGCTCCGAGGCCCGTATGAAACGACCCAATCCACTCCCACCCTGCCAGATGACGCCCGCAGAACGCCGCGCCGAGCTATGCGGCCTGCTGGCTCTCGGGCTGGTTCGATTGCGGATGCGAGATCGGGCAAAAGTATCTGACGAAATTGGAGAAAGTAGCCTACACTATCCGGCCGACGAATGGCGTCATGCAACTCCAACTCACCGGAGAAACTCATGACCAAACAAGATCCCATTCCCGCCCGCCTGGCCGCGCTCAAGACGACATCGACGCCAGACTTGAAGAAACAATGGCGTGAGCTGTTCGACAGCGAGCCACCGCCGTTCAATCGCCGCTATCTCGAAAGCCGCCTCGCATACCGCATCCAGGAGCTGGCCTATGGTGGTCTGAAGCCGGAGACGGTGAAACGTCTGGAAGCCCTTGGCGAGAAACTCGATGGCGGTGATCGCAAAAGGAGCCGCATCCGCGCTGACCTGACGCCCATCGTCGGGACGCGGTTGATCCGTGAATGGCACGGCGTCGAACACGTCGTCACCGTCACCGCCGACGGTTTTGACTGGCAGGGACGCCCCTACAAATCGCTCTCTTCCATTGCCCGCGCAATCACCGGCACACGCTGGAACGGCTGGGTGTTCTTTGGCCTGAAAAACCATCGGAGGGGCGCATGACCAAACCGATTGTTCGAAAACTGCGCTGCGCGATCTACACGCGCAAATCCTCCGAGGAAGGGCTGGAGCAGGAGTTCAACTCACTCCACGCCCAACGGGAGGCCTGCGAGGCCTATATCGCCAGCCAGCGCTCCGAGGGCTGGGTACTGGTCCGCGATCAATACGACGACGGTGGAGTTTCCGGCGGTACTCTGGACCGCCCCGGACTGCAGCGACTAACGGCGGACATTGAGGACGGGCTTGTCGACGTGGTGGTCGTCTACAAGATCGACCGCCTCAGCCGCTCGCTCGCCGACTTCGCCAAGTTGGTGGAGGTGTTCGACAGGAACGGCGTGACCTTCGTCTCAGTGACGCAGTCGTTCAACACCACCACGTCGATGGGGCGGCTGACGCTGAACATCCTGCTCAGCTTCGCCCAGTTCGAACGCGAGGTGACCGCCGAACGCATCCGCGACAAGGTCGCCGCCAGCCGCAAAAAGGGTATGTGGATGGGCGGGGTGCCGCCTTTCGGCTACCGCGTTGAAAATCGCAAACTGCTCATCGACGAGGAGCGCGCGGAGCATGTGCGCTGGATCTTCGCCCGCTTTCTCGAGATCGGTTCGGGAACGGAACTGGCCCGAGAAGTCGCTAAACGCGGCATCCGAACGCCCCGCGGGAACCGGATCGACAAGAAGTATCTCTACCGCATGCTGAACAACCGCGCCTATATCGGCGAGGCGGTCCACAAGGGCGAAAGCTATCCGGGCGAGCACGATGCTATCATCGACAGGGACGTCTGGGACAAGGTCCACACGATCCTGACCGAAAGCCCCCGCAAGCGCGCCGCTCGCACCCGAGCCGATATGCCCGCGCTGCTCAAAGGGCTGCTCTACGGTCCGGATGGAGCGGCGTTCTCGCCAACCCACACGCGCAAGGGCGGTAAGCTCTACCGGTACTATGTCAGTCAGACAGTTCTGAAGCACGGCGCCGGTACGTGCCCGGTCGGCCGCGTGCCCGCTGGAGAAATCGAAGCGGCAGTCATCGACCAGCTTCGCACTGTCTTCCGCCAACCCGAGATCGTGGCGGGCACGTGGAAGGCCGCGCACGCCGACGCCGACGACATCACCGAAGCCGACGCCCGCAGGGCCCTTCAGCAGCTTGATCCGCTGTGGGACGAACTCTTCCCTGCCGAGCAGGCGCGCATCGTGACGCTTTTGGTCCAGCGGGTCGATGTCGGCACCGATGGCCTGAATGTCCGGCTGCGCGTCGACGGTCTCAGTGGCCTTGCGCACGAGATGCTTGCAGACCGCATCGAGGCGGCTGCATGACCAGCAGAACGCCGATCCCGGACACCGTGACGCTGCACGTGCCATTCCGCATCGTAAAGCGCGGTGGGCGAAAGGAGATGCAGCTGCCAGAAGGCGCCCCGCAGTCGCGGCGGACCGACAACACGCTGGTCAAGGCGCTGGCGCGAGCGTTTCGCTGGAAGCGGATGCTGGAATCCGGCGAATTCACGACAATGGTAGAACTGGCCGAACACGAGGGGATTGCGCCGTCCTACATGACCCGTGTACTACGCCTGACCCTGCTCGCACCCGACATCGTCGAGGCGATTCTGGACGGCCAGCAGAGCGCAGAGCTGACGCTCGCACGCGTTCTGGAGCTATTTCCGGCTGAGTGGAGCAGACAGCTTCGTTAACTTCTGGTGCTGTCCTTGCATCGACCAATACCGCGCCCGTAAAAAAATCGGTTCCCACAAGTCAAACGGGTGGGGTGCTCCCTACGCGGAGAAGCTTTCTACTTCGTGGCGAACTCCGCACCAGGAAGCGTCTTGAATTTCGGGTACGTGTGTGACGCACCGTTGACTTCAAGCCGCCCGGCAAAAGAAATCTCATGCTTCACAAAAGTCTTCGCTGACAGCTTCTGGACCAGCCCCATATGATCAACTAGGATCAAAGCTCTCTCTGCAAATCGTCCTTGGCAGAGGTGCAAGGGCTGAAAGAATTGTACGACCCTCTAGATATGGTCAACTTGGCAGCAAGCATAGCTTGCGAACTCTTCCGACGGGAGGAGCGATCTCTCACGCCGTTCGATATCAAGGGAATATCCGACAGCGGTGGTATCTACGCAATATTCTACCGAGGAGCCGTCAAACCTTACCGGCTCTACAAGCACTTAAATAGCAGCGCCGGGATATTGCCGATTTATGTTGGAAAGGCTGCAGAGAGCGCAACCGTTAACGGGCTCCAAGACTTTCGCAGTGGGCCGGGGTCAAACAGTGTTAAGAAACGGCTTCAAACACACAAGCGGAAGATTGACAGTTTTTCTACTGGAGCTATCCCAGTTCAGACTTCTGACTTTTCTTTTAGGTTCCTTGGGCTGCCCGACGCTCACGTATCAATGGCTGAAGCGGGATTGATCACGTTCCTAAGCCCTATTTGGAATGGGGCGGGCTTTGGAAGTAATGCACCAGGTGGAGGCCGCCCAGGGAAGCTGCCGCCAAACTGGTTAGGATTGGCACATGGACCCAGTGCCCCCGGGTTGTCGCAATCGCAGGAAGACGATATTCGATCTAAGATCTTGGAACAGGCAAGAAAGGTTCTGCGAAAGCAGAATGACCCTCGGCTCGAGAGGGCAAGGTCAGCCATCCTCATTGCAGCACGAGCTTGAAAATAGGTCACGCCGTCGAACCCGAACCCTATCGATCTAGGCCGCGCTGAGCTTGTCTCGAACGCCTGTGGCGACTATCCGAGCCAATTGGCACGGGACAGCGTTGCCTAGCTGCCGCATCGTCTCCGTCCACGAACCGTGGAACACCATGTCGTCGGGGAAGGTCTGTAGGCGAGCGCTCTCTCGTATCGTGAAATAGCGCACCGAGCCATCCGGCCTGCGCAGCATGTTCTCGCCTCCAGGAACACCGTGCACGCCCGCCTTCAGTGTCTTGCCCGGCTCATCCAGTGGGCTTCCCGTGTGCCCGGGATAGGAGCGTGCACCGGGCTGAAACCGGTGGTCATGAAAGTCCAGCGCCGTGCCGGACGCATGTTCCGGATCCGGAAGGTCGGAGATCGCGTCGCGCACGGTCAGCCACGGTTCGTCCAGAGGCCGCTCAGCTATCTTCAAAGCCCGCGCCTGCGCCGCACCACCATCCGGCCTGTTCTTGCGAGAGACGCCGTGCAGGTCCCAATAGACCTCCTCGCGCCATTGCGACCAGAGCAGCGCGTCCCGCGAATGGGTCGGCTTCGGAAAGTGCCACTCGATCTCGGTGTCAGCACGGAACCCGACGAGGAAGATGCGCTCTCGCCGTTGGGGGACACCGTAGTTCGCCGAATTCAGTACCCGCATCACCACACGATAGTGCAGGCCCTTCTCGGTCCCCTTGGTATGATGGTTCTCGAGACGCACGAGGTGGGCCATCCATTCCTCTTCCCTCTTGGCAACAAGATCGGGATAGGTCAGCTGCAGTCGAATGTACTCGAGGTAATTCGCGAAACTGCTGCGCGTAAGCCCCTTCACGTTCTCGAAGATGAAAGCCCTAGGTCGAAGCTCGCGCACGGCACGGATCGCCTGCGGGAACATGTCCCGACTGTCGAGAAAGGCGCGGTGGCGTCCGCCCATCGAAAAAGGTTGGCAGGGCGGTCCGCCCGTAACGAGGTCGACGGAGCCGCCTACGGTCCCAAAATCGAACTGCCGCACATCGCCCTCGTGGATCGGCCAGTGCGCAATTGGATCAAGACCGCGATCTTTGTTCTGGCGGAGAGTGTCGCACGCCCATCGGTCCCAGTCCATGACGGCTACCGGACGGAATCCTGCTTGGCTGACGCCGATTCCAAGTCCGCCAGCGCCCACAAACAGCTCGACCGATCTCATCATCCCAGGAACTCCCTGATCCTTGCCTGCAATTCCTCTCGATTTTTTGTCTGGCATTCCCATACTACGAGGACGTCCCAACCGAGTTCTGCGAGCAGGACGATACTACGCTCGTCCCGTTTCCTATTTGTTTCCAGCTTCGGCCCCCAAAAGTCCAGTCTGGATTTCGGGAGTCTCGCCAGCGGGCACGCCGGATCTGGGTGTCGGTGCCAAAAACAGCCGTGTACGAAGATTACCTTTCTTCGAGCCGGAAAGACCAGATCGGGCTTCCTGGGCAGGTCAGGACGATGAAGCCTGTAACGATAGCCCATACCATGCACCAGGCGGCGCACCAGCAGCTCCGGCTTGGTGTCTCGGCCGCGGACCCGGCTCATGCGCTCGCTTCGCTGTTCTGGCGTTAGTGTATCCATGGGCAACCTAATGCTGGCGCGCAGAGAGGACCGACACGCAAATCTGTCAAACTCAAACTAGTTAGTCCAACCAAATCAGGTGCTTGATCCCAATTTTGTCCGCCGCGCTTTCGACGACCGCGCGCTGGGTTGCCATCCCGAACTTTGCTGAAGATTCGGTCAGCACAACTGCAAAAGGCTCGCTATTCTCGAAAGCGCGCTCATGCAGGGCCATCAACGTTGCCTTCCAGTCAGCTGCCTTGCTCCAAGCGATCTGGCGCCCATCGGGGAGAAGGCAGCCGTGCGGTTTAATGAAAGTCGCGCTGACCTCTGCACCCTCGTCAATCCCGAGCACCCGGAATACGCGCGCGGGGTTGGCTGAGGCCTCCCTAGTGTATGACTTGAGGAGCGTATCCTTGATATAAACGCGAACTTTTCGCGGGTCCATGTACTGACCCAGCCTTCCGCCAATACTCTCCGTCTCGGTCCACACCGAGTAGTACCGCGACTTGTCGGCAGCCGAGAGCGCCGACCAATTGAGCCGATCAGCTTCTGCCCACAGGTGCTCCTTGATCTCGCCTCGAACGCTCACTGGCACCCTCATTGCACGCCTCCCGGCTGCGGCGCGGATGGAAACTCAAACTTCGGAACTTCTAACTGCGCGTCACCCTCGCGCAAAATCAAATCCGCCTGATCCTTCATCCATTCGAGCATGAAATTTCCTGCCGATGCGTCGCGGAAATTGATGAGATTGTGTCCGAGAGGCAGCCGCTCGATAGGACCTGCAGCGGCCTTTTCAAGTTCGATCACTTCCGCCACTCGACGCAGATCGGTCACGAAATCCATCACGATTACCTTGTCTTTACCGTGACTCAGGCGGAGCCCTCGGCCAAGCTGCTGGACAAAGATGCGACGGCTATGCGTCGCGCGCATGAAGACGATTAGATCAACATCGGGCACATCAACGCCTTCGTTAAACAAATCGACACTGGACAATACATCGATATCCCCTCGTCGGAACATTGCCATTAGCCGATCGCGCTCGCGGGCTTCCTGCCTCGACGAAATAGATTCAGCGCGCAATCCGTAGCCACGAAGTGTGCCCGCGAAACTCTCAGCGTGATCAACCGTTGGAGAGAACACAATCCCACCCCGCCGCTTCTCGCTGCGGAAAGCCTCGACAATGTGCCTGGCCGCTTCATCGTCGCGAGTTGGCATCAAGAGCTTTTTGTTCAGTTGGTTTAGCGAATAGTTGTGCGAAGAGATTTCCTGTACAAACTCCCAGTCGACGTTGTCTGCCAGCAGTCGATAATCGACCTCGCAAAGGTACTTCTGCCTCAGGCCGTCTGAGATACCGAGCCGAACAAGCGGCTTGCCCAATAGCTCATCGATGTCGAAACCGTCGCCGCGCCACGGTGTTGCCGTTGCTCCACCAACCATAGGTGGCTCAAGAGCAGCGAGCGCGCGCCGAAAACTAGCGGATCCGATATGATGCGCCTCATCGACAAGCACCAAACCGAAATTTGGCAGATCATCGACACGTCCAATGATACTTTGGACCGTCGCGAAAGTGATTCCATCGTAGAAAGATGGAGTCTCATCGCCCGAAAGCATGTGCGTTGGAACCCACTTGGGGAGCTGATGCCAAAATCCGAATTGTAGCTGTCGAATGAGCTCACGTTTGTCGGCGAGAACGAGCACCCGGTTTTCGCGAATGAGGCCATCACGGTAAAGATCCGCAACAACTTCCGCCATTACCACGGTCTTGCCTAAACCCGTTGCGAGCACGACTTGAGCGCGACCCGTGTCCGTGAGGCCTTCGCGAAATCTATCGACTGCCTCTTGCTGATATGGCCTTAGATCCCTTCTTGACTTAGCGTACTCAGGGACTTCTTGAGCAAGGTGCGCAAGACGAGCTGGATCGAGCAATTCGACATTGATCCCTATACGGCGGAAACGTTCGATTTCGGCCAGGACTCCACCACCGACCGCGCGTGAAGTCGCCAGAAGCATACGGTTGGCGCCATAGTATGTTCCGGCGTCGACAACTTCTTGGACCGCATGCTTCGTGGGCGGGGCGGTCGTGGTGTGTTTGCACTGCACCACCCAAATCTCACCGTTTTTCACGCCAACGACATCTGCGCCTTTGTCGCCCGAACCGCCAACAACGCGCACATCATCGAAGCCTGCATGCATCAAAATTCTTGCAACATCGCGCTCAAACGCTTGCCATGGGCCACGTAGGAGTCGCCTGTCGTCAAGAAAGTGCGTCATGCAGAGATCTCAACATCTGGTTTCAATAGCTCCAGAGACATTACAGCCCGAATGACCTCACTCCGTGAACTGCTGGCAAGATCTCCGCTGTCTTGCTTGGAGAGCCAAACAGCGTCGTCAATCAGAGCAAGATAACGTGACAAGACACCAGCGCGTGCTTCGGCGGTGATTTGCGGGTCGCCGTAATCGAGGTCAGCGTAAGGGGAATCCCAAAGCTTGCCATCGAAGCATAGGTCCGGTCGTTTCTCAACGGCAATCCGAATAATTTCGAGTGGCCCAGAAAGAAGAAAACTACCATTCACCGTGGCCTCGGAAGGCTTGATTTTTTTTGCTGCCAACGCGCGCATAACCGTAGTCTGCTCATCCACCCCTAAGTCGTTGAAGAGAGAAGCGCGTTCCTCCTCAGGACAAACCGAAACAAGACACCGAGCTACGTCAATTAGAACCGACGTCGCACTGTTGGGTAATGCCTTAAGGTCAAGAGCCGTCTCTTCCCCGTAGGTGTCCCGGAAATCCGCGAACAATTGAGCGAAGTCGGGCACTTGGCTAGAGTTGCGAGTCTGGTCGGCAGTCATGTGAGCGAGATGCGCTAGGCGCGCGTCCCTTGGTGTCATTGTGATTGACTCAAAGGTTTTGTGTGCAGGATTGAAAAGAAAATGATGGGTCTTGGTCGTCACGTCCCCCATAATCATGGCCCATGGCGCATCTCCCGCTAAATCGGGGTCCTTGGCGTCGACCTCATATGCGATGACATTCCATCTCATGCCAGTGCCGGCATGGTGATACCGTCGACTAAGGAGCGGCGCTTCGCGGCGCTCCGGCGCTGCGGGTTTCTCTGGTTCGGGAGGCGTTGCCGGGCCTGGATCACGCGTATCGCCGCCGGATGTGACACCGCCGAGGAGGCCTGGCGGAAGTTGTCCATCGCCACCAGATGATGGTTCCTTGGCTCCAGTTGCTCGTCCGCCGGCACCGTAGAGCAACTCACGGTCAGCGGCTTCAACGAGCTCCCACCATTTACTGTCGTCCTGATAGTCAGGATTGCCATCGTGGAAGGCGTTGACCATTTCGACGGCGCGAGCGTTGTCCTTGACGATCAGAATTCGTCCGTAGGCGCCTGCAGTCTTGGAATGAGGACTCGTCCGTCGGAACGCTTTGAATAGTCGAAAGAGCGGTGAATCATTTGGGCCATACCCAAGGTCTTTAGCTTTTTCAGGTCGAAGCGGTCCCTCTCCTCGGATGACTCTATACATTTCATCCCATGTCGGGTCAGCGCGATCAAAACGATCCTTAGCATAGCTGACCCGGCAATGATCGATGTGGATCTCACCAACTATGCGGCCTCGGTTTCGCTGATCGTCAATCGGGTACTCCCGCTCTTCATTCTCCCCATCGCTCCAGGAAAAAAGATCTTTGTTCCCAATCTCAATTTTTCGCCCATTGCGAACAAAATCGATACCGAACTCGGACTGGTCGAGATATCTCTGAATTCCCAGCCACCCCGTAACCTTGCGTTTACGTTCGACTACAGAATTCGCCGTCTCGCAATTCGGACATGTTCCGCCCACTTCCGCATCTACGAGCCAACTCATGCAATTGACGCAGTACAACCGGGCTGCGAGTTCATGATTGATGCTGATTACTGCTGGAACATTGGTTCCGCCAGGCCCGGGAACAACCCGATCTTCATTCCACAGGCAGTGACGTCGCGCCTCAACGCGCTTGTGGTTAACATAGAGCTCGAAACTGATTGGAATCCCGTTCGGCCGAAGCATCGAAGAGTAAGCTTGCGAGAGCCGTTTGCGTATTGCCGTTTGGTTCGCATTTTTTGCGAGCCATTTTCTTTGCTCTGGCTTGAGTTGCTTGATCGTAATCTCGGTACCATGTTGATCGGGGTCGGCCTTTGCGCGCGACAAACGCGGCGTCCGAAAGTGACGCTGCAGACGCAACTTGTCGAAATCGATCAGGAGTCCATGCCACTCACGCTCACCCTTACGCGTAGTCCAAACTTCGGTAACCGAACCAAGACGAGCCGTGGCAATGTTGAATCCCATGCCAAACAGCCCAAGGCTATCGATTGGATTATTGCCTGACCAACCGGCGCGTACGGCGCGCTCCAGCATATCTGGTGTCATGCCGGGACCATTGTCGATGATCCGAAGTGTCGCTCCAGGTGAGTCCGCTTGCGGCAAGTGGACATCGACCTTCGCACCAGCGACCGAGTTTCCAGCACGTCCTTCTTTCAAAAAGCCGTCAACTGCGTTGTCGACGAGTTCTGCAACGCAGCGCCACTGATCGATGTTGATCTCGCCAAGCATCGGCAATACGCGCGGATCAGGCTCGAGATTGAATTCGTTCGCTGGCCGCAGATCGTTCGCATCGATGCTCGCCATTACACTGATTCCCCATTAACCTCAGGATATTCATTCAATATCTCCGTACGATATGGAGGCCTCAGGTTGAACACAAGCGAAGGAAGAAGATTTGACTGTAGGTACTCCAGTTCCCACGACTTCGGAACTCGAAGACTACCTCGAGCGCATGCGGCCGACAGTAGACGAGACGATCGACAGGCTAGGTGCAACCCGCTTCCGGGAAGATCCCATCGCGGGTAGAAAGTACTCCCGTGCGACCTCGATTATCAGCTCAGCCTACAAAAGACATGGCGCCATCCTTCAAAGGGCCCTACTTGAGCGGCTTAAGGACTGCGCAAGGTTGCGCGTTTGGACAGAGGACGACTTCAAGCTTTCACATGACACACTCCGGGAGGTCCGAATCGCGGAGCGGCTAGACTCTTTGTCGCAAGTGCACCTTCCGTACGGAGATCGTGAACGCTCCGTGCGCGTCGATATCTTGGTATTCGACGAGGTAAGTCGCTCCCTAAACGCCTACAATGTCAAACGCGGCAACGGCTCATACGATGGAGGAAAGCGGCGCCTTATTCACGAAGAGCTCGTCCGTACCCAGATGCTTCTCACCGATTACGGCCGCGGGCTTGGGCTTTCGTCGGAGACGAGCAATGCTCACGTCATCTTCTACTACGGCCTTCTATCGCTACCACCGCCACTTGCGATCTCTGGTGACGATCTCGACGAGCATTTCCAATTTCCTGTCCACGAGGCAATCGAACACGTGAACGCTTATTTCGTGACACGGTTATCAGCGCTCATTGAGCAGGAAGACTAG